GGTCGCCGGTATGCTCGACCGGATGCGGGAAAGTCAGCACGCGGATCGACAAGTACTGCTCAAGGTGTTAGAACAGCAAGAGAAAATCATCGACCTGCTGTCAAACATGGAGCATACTCACAAGTCGAGATTCAGCGGCTTGGCGAGCGCCGCGAGCGGACTGATCGGCAAGGGGATCGCCGTGCTGGCGCTGCTGGCGCTCCAGGTGCCTCTCAAGGACATCGTTCTGGCGGTCATGCCATGATGGACTGGGAGAAGCTGTTATCGGTCCTGATTGCGTGCCTGCTGATCTTTACGCTGGTGCGAGCCAGCATCATTGCAGCGGGGAGCCAGGAGCAAGAGCCGATGTCGGCTGAGATTTCGTTTTTCGCTGCGCCGGTGCAATATGATGCGATCCCTATATGGAACGGTGTCTCGGGGCGCTAAGAGCGGGACGGGGCTATTCGCCGGATGGCTGCGGGCGGTGTGCGTCTTTGAGCTTTTCGATTTCCCTATAGTGGAATCGAGCGATGCCTTTATATTCTCGCCAACGAACGTCAGCGAATTTCTCGGGTGAGTTTCCCCAGCTACCGTAACCAGCCACCGCCGCAACAGTCAGCGTCTGTCCATCACGGCGTATTTGAAATTGAGCGCCATGCTTGGCCGCGAACATGCGGGAGAGACGCTCCAGTTCTTGCTCGGATGGTTCGTATTCCTCGTCAGCGTCGCTCATCTTCCCACCTCTCAAACTCTTCTGGCGTCAGAACCATTTGGTTGATAATATGATCTGTCGGAACTTGCGGTCCCCACGGATTGCGGATCATCGGACACCCCGGAACGCTGATGTCCCACTCCTCATTGACGACGACCTGATTTTCATCTCGGTGAACGATGTAGGTTTTCAGCAGTCCCGGCGGATTGCCTCTATTCGGTAGCAGTTCCATCTATCTTCCCTTCCATCAGGCTGACGCCATATCCCGAGCCGGATTCGAAACGTTCTCCGGCTTCTGCTTTATCCACCAGCCCGGCGGGAAGCCTTCGCCGTCCCATGCGTCGAGCGCTTGCAAAGCATCGTTCCATCCTTCATAACAGAACCGCGTGCGGTAGCCGCTGCGATCCATGCCGACGCATAGGCCGGTTGTCCAAAGAAACCGGAACAGCCCGGCCAGTTCGCCGTTTGGCAGTCGCCGGACATCACGATAGCCCTCGTTTTTTAGAACTTCGAGCAGTTCGTCTTCGCTCATTTCATTTTTCCTTTCCTTCCCCAGGGAGCGGGGTATAGTGTTAGGCGGCGTCTTCATCGCCCGTAATCGTAAGACGTAAACTGCGGCAACGGTCTCGCATCGGCTTCGTCGATCACTTCATAAATATCGAGGCCACGTTTCACGAAACATTCCTCATCGGGACGAGCTCCGTAATATGAATTGGTGTTGGCCGGATCGGCGGCGTCGTAGCGCAGCACCTCTTTGCCGGTCAGCCTGTCAACCCAAACCTTATCGCACATGCAATCCATCGACTCGTCATAAACAAACTCATATCGGTAGGTCTTCCCCTCCGGCATCTCGATGCGTTTGCGCTGGAGCGCTCTTTGCGCGAGGCGGTGCTCACGTGCCTCATCTTCAATAGCTTCGTCTATATCTTCCCTCATCTCAGTTTCCTTTCCTCCCCCGCGTATAGAGCGTGCGCTAGATGCTCCATCCCTTTACGGGGTCATCCCATCCGGGACGGTTTTCGTTCAGCCAGTTCTTGCCCTCTTTGTGCAGCCGATCGCGTAGATCCCAATCGCCGATATATTTGGCTTCCCCCAAGCGATGGATTTCAATGCCAGCGTCTTCCACGACAACTGGAAGAAACTCATTTTCTTCAAGGCGGCGGTCCTCTTTCGGGTAAAGGCTTGTAACCCTGAATCTCGGCACCAGATGTGCGTTAGCATGACGGTCATAAAAAGCGGCCTTGTAGAAGATTGCAACACGGCGTCGGCCTTGCTCATCGAGAATATCGGAATGCATGGAGTGATCAGTCGCAGCCCGCGTCCAGCCTTCTGGAAGTTTTGCCGAGACGAATATATCGTCAACGTCATCGCCAAACTCGAATCCAAGCGCCTCGAAGGCTTCACGATTTGGGCTCATTTCCTTCGGCATGTTGGTTGACGCCACGAGCGCCTCTTGGCCGCGCTTCTCCTGCGCTTCAATGCCGCCTGGAGTCGAAGCAACTAGAAAGTTTTCAAGGTCGCCCTTTGCGAGGGCTGCAACGGCTGCTGGGTTGTGTCCTTTATTCATCTCAATTTCCTTTCATTATCTCACGCGTATAGAGCGTGCGGGGGAATGGGTGTTAGGCGGCTTTCTCAAGAGATTCAACACGCTCGAACGTGAGAGCGTAGACCCACGGGTTCTGGCCCCACGAGCCAGCGCCATTGATGCTTTCCCACAGATCGCTGAATGCAGAGACTGCGGTCGGTGCATAATCAGTATCCCCACCCAAGCCGAAAACTGTGATCGGAGCCATAGTGAGCCCGGCGTTGCGCCGTTCTCTCGATTGTATCCCCTCAGCCATTGCGTCATCTTCGCTGATATCCCGTAGACGCTCGACGCGAACATCCGTAACTTTCAGGAAGATGCGGGCGAACTCTCTGGGCATGTGAATCGAGGGGAACCATCCGCCGGGCGTATCGTCATCAGCGCGGTAAACGACCTTTCCATTGAGGCTTGCCATCCGCGCATCACTGACCTTCCAGACACCATGGCCTGTATGCCCCCATGTCTCGCGAACCCAAAGGCGATCGCCTGGCGCGCAGGGAAAGCGCGACCAACCCTTATCACTCGGGTATGTTCCGGGCGGTGGGTCACCCCACATAAGACAAGGCACCGGCTGCGGCTTCAATATCCGCCGCGTCTGCGTTTTCCGTCCCGCCAAGATCGCCTGAACCATCGGCGATGAAAATATGATTGGTCTTTCCTTCACCTCATCCTCCATGGAACCGGAACGCCTGCAAAACAGGCTGTGCCGAAAGTGCGCCACAGTTCGGTTTTGCCGCCTGCAAGTTTTGGCTTCGTTCTGCAAGGCCATGTGGCCAGAACAAGAACGCCGCACTCTCAAAAATCCCTTGCCACATAAAGAAAACCCTTGCTCTCTCCCGCCTGCTGACCTATCCCGTTTAGCGGGACACCTCACCCCAACGTGGGTAAGGGCTGGTTTTCACATTCTAGCAAAAAACTCTATATACAGCAACGATTTTAATCTACAATAGTCAGTGTACTGATTTTCAATTGAGCCCGATATGGGTCATTTTTGCCAGGTGCTCGGCAAAGGCGTTTTCGTATTTTTGCAGCTGTGTTTGCCCGTTTGGTCGCATTCAGGATGAACGGTCTGATTTCTTGCGCTGCGACGGCGAACCATTCTCCATGCATCCGTTTGTCTGAGAAAACGTCATGAAGGTATCGCTCGGCGTAGATCGCACCGCTTGTTAGAACTCTGCGCTTTATTGCGATCGTGCACGGGAACGGATTGCCCTCCCGGAACTGCTTCAGACGTGCCTCGACATTTTTTGAAATGCCAATCTTGGAAAAGCCTCCGCATTCGATCACGTACACAAACATTATTGTGTCGTTGTACGGCGGCGGTGGTTCACTGCTGTACCAAGGTGGAATATCGAAAGATCTCATTCCTTAATGCTCCGCAAGCGCTTTTCGGTCTTCTGGCCAAATGTCCCTTCTACGAACCCGGCCATGTCTTCAGGGTGTGCATAGTGTTTCAGCAACGTCTGCGTGTCTTTCCAATTTCCGGTCTTCGCGACCATGATCACGTTCTTGCCCTGGCGCGTGACGGCCTCCGTCGCGAACGAATGCCGGCCCGCCTCATACGGCGTCACATAGTCGATGCCGGCCAGCTTGCACGTCTTCTTCCACGGCTCGATCGGTCCCTTCAGATCGGCCCATCCGAAAATTCGCCACTCGCCTTTGTACTGCCCCTTCATGATCTTTTTCGGTGGCAGCGTCCGCAGGACGTGCGTCATCTCCGCAGTCAGCCAGAATTCGCGGCGCTCGCCATTCTTGGTCATTGTCCGGCTGACGCCATATTGCCGTTCCAGATCAAGATTGTCCGGCATCAGCATGATGGCCTCGGTCGGCCTGGCGGCGGTCGTGTGCAGAAACAGCGCATAGGCGGCAAGGTGCGGCGAGGTCGCGTGCGCCATGAAGCGATTGATCCATTCGCGGTTGATCGCCCGCTTCACCTTGGGATCGACGGACTTGAACCGCTTGATGCGGATCGGCGCGCATAGCCCGAGGTCGTGCGCGAAATTGATCACCGCGCTCACCGGAACGACAACCTGCCGGTTCCAGGTCTGCGGCTTGCATGTCGGATAAAGCTGCTTCGCCAGCACCTTCACTTTTCCCGGCTTGATTTCGGCCAGCCTCATTTTCCCCAGGCACCGAATGATCGGCGCAAGATAATCCTTGTCCGGCGGCGCGTGGTTCAGGTATTGGACACAAGCGTCAGCGAAGGTTGCCTCGTTTTCTTCGCCGTAGATGTTGGCGCGGTCGCGGCGCGCCTCTTCTTGCGCTCGCTTAAGTTCCGCGATTTTCGGGTCGCGAGTTCCAAGGCTTTTTCGTATGCGTCCACTGCCAGATGTCCCGTGGAGGTACGCGATCCCGTTTCGCCACTTGATTTTGAGCGCCATAGCTTCGTTTCCTGCAGGAGCTGTTGAAAGTCCTCAAGCTCAAGATACATCTTGCCGCCGATGACGGAACAGCATTTGTGCTCACGGATCGCCTTGCGAAGCTCGCGCTCGGAAACGCCAGGCAGAAGCTCGACCACTTCTTCGATCGTCAACGGCGCGTAGAATGTCGTCACTGATCGACTCCGGTATTGAGGTTAGAAGCGGGGGCGGGAAGCTTGCGACGGAGCCAGTCGAAAAACTCATCGATGGCCACCCACCAGATGATTGCGATGAACGCCAGATTGATAATGGCGTAGACTGCCTTTTCTGCGATGTCATAGTCAGGCATCAGCGCTCTCCCTCTATGAGTGGAGACGGGGGAAGGGGCTTATGTGTCAGGCAAACGCCGTCACTTGCAGCGGTCATCTCATCGCCCGTGCCGGGCTCATCAATCTGGCTTTGGGCGTTTGCTGCCTTTTCGATGGGGCAAAAGCTTTCAGCAAGATCAGCGAACGTCCGCAAGCAGTTCGCCCACTCTTTGATCAGGCCGGATTTGACGGCGTATGGGTAGTGATCGCAAAGGGCGTTCAAATAAGCGGCATTGCACTTGCTAAGGCGCGCGACTTCCTTTTCGAAATCAGCCATTGTCGGTTTCCTCAGCACTTGCAGCGCTCGCAGTGTCGCCTACGCTTCGCTTGTTACGTTCACGCATGCAAGTTTTGCATCGGCGCTGCGTTCCCCTATAGATGTATAGGTTTTCACCCGAGTATGGATGGCCTTGCGGGCAATGCGTCTTAAGCAAAGCTCCTCTCAAAACATTCTCTTGATTTGTGACTGGTTCTAGATGCTGGGGATTTACACAGGATCTCACGCGGCAACGATGGTCCAGAACCATTCCCTCCGCGACACGGCTGATCGTTTTTTCGTATATGAACTTATGTGCGGGGGCCATTTTCCCAGAAATGCGCAAGGTGCCATACCCATCACGCAACCCGCCCATCCAAAGCCAGCATCCTGAATTTGGCTCTGGGATATACTTTTCTTCGAAACGTTCCAAATCCGTCTTCTTAGTCGCTGGGGTATAGTGGTAAGCTCTCTTGCAAAAAGGATTGCAGAACTTTTTCTTGCGCCAAGCAGATGCTTGTGATCGCTCCGCGCGCCGGAGCACGGCTTGACACTGAAGACATTTCTTTTCAGTCATCGCCGACTTCTCCTGCGCTTCGCTCCGGCTCTTCAATTTCGCTTTGGGAGCTTGCCGCCTTTTGTCTTTTGCGATACTCAACGGCCAGCGCGCGGTCTATAACCGCCATGATGTCGAGCGTATCCTCCGGTGTGATGTCGCCTTTCATCACCAGCCACCAACTCGCGCCGGGAACGACGCGCGAAGATGCCAGAACCTTCGCTCCGCCGAACGAAAGCTCATGGATCAGGACATGCTCACAGGGCGGGCTGTATCCCTTGTGCCAAGCCTCGTAATCGACTGGCGACGTGGCGTAGCGCGGCGCTGGTGGCTTCTTATCCATCTGACATCTCCTTAAACTTGATCCCCGCCATCAATTCTGAGAATTCATCCTTGGACATCTTGCGTAGGATCTGATCCTTCGGCATTAAGACGAAGCCTGCGGATTCTATCGCGGCGCGGGCGGCTTTCGCATGATCCAAGCTCTCCTCCCAATGCCACTCTGCGAAGTCCGAAGCCTCTCCGGCCATAAGCCCGTCTTCACGGCTGATCGCTCTTGCGATCTTCTCGTCCAGTTCGTCCATGTCAGACATCGGTGTTAACCCCCAGGAAAACGCGTAGGGCTTTCATGCAGGGCAGGCGATGCCCGTGCTCGAACATCTCGCGATTGATGCGCTCCATTATTTGCGTTGCCTCGATCAGCTTTTCCTTAAGAGCGGAGAGTTCGCGTTCAGCATCCTGTAGCGGGTCGTCAACATCGCGCGCCATCTCCTCATTCATGAATGCTCTTTCCTCGTAATGGCTCATCTCACCCTCTCGTATTTCTCTTTCACTGCCCGGCGCTCTTCAGGAGACGGGATCATGCCGCTTTCGGTTTCCCTGTCATCGGGTCAAGCTTAGCCATTTCCGTTTCTGCTTCGCTTGGCGACCCACCGACCATCCATGATGGCGGTCTCGGAATTTCTTCATGCGTAGGCCGCCATAGATGCAGACAGTTCGGATGTTCATTGATATGATCCGATGACGGCACATGAAGCTGCATGACGGTTTCGTCGTCGCCGAAAAACAAGCGCTTCACATGAGACATCTCGATCCAGTTCGGACAGCGGTTTACCCGTGAGACAGACACATGTTCCCAGCCGAAATCACTGGACGCCATAATGGTGAGAGTGGCCTTGTCGATCGGAGACGGGACGCGGAACGCTCCGCAGGTTTCGTCGCCCGAGTACCCGCGAAAATGTGCGGGAAGATCGCGCCCGCGAACTCGGCACGCATCTAGCAAGTGAAGGTTTCTCATCTCCGTTCCACCGTTCCATCCATACGTTTGCGAAATCCGCTTGCCTTCGATCCCGGAATAGGCCGGGAATATTTCTTCTCAGCCCGCGCAGCCTTCGCTACGATGCGCTTGCCCCTTGAGCGATCCGCTGAATCTGCCGATGTCTGCGGCGCATGGCAGCAGTGCCCAAGCAATTCCCCGTCTTCAGGCGTCAGACCTTCCTTGATAACCCGCTGGCGTTTTTCTTCTGTCCACGTCCAGACCGCCGGGTTATGATGGTAGTCGAAGGGCTTTCCCCCGATGGGGAGGCTGCAGCGTTCGCAGCGCAGGTTCTCTGGACCGCCCGCGCGTTTAAACATCGCGATTTTCTCGCGCTTCTTGAAGTCGAAGCGGGGATCGCGGGTTGTCCTTTTCGGGGCGATCTGGCGGACAGGTTCAGTCATAAGGGTTCGCCTTGCACTGCTCGCAGACATCAATCCACTCGTCGCCGTCCTTACGGCTTCCCCAGCCTTCGGAGCGCTTCATCTGGAGAGCCTCGTTCCAATCTTCCTCATGCGTCTCAAGCTGGTTCGTGCACCAGTCGCAACAGAAGATGATCCGTCCGAATTGTCGTTCTATGCTCACCGCTCCGCCCTCGAAACATTGTGATCCACGCTGGCCTCGTTCCACGCCTTGAACGCTGAATGCTCGCCATTGGGGGAAATCACGATTATGATGAACTCGCTACCCATGCTGCGTTCCCAGCCATCGCGATTGTCCCAGTCGTATTCGCAGGCCAGTTCCGCCGCATATTCGGCGTCCGAGACCCTTTGAAAGTCGTAGATTCCGATCTCATGCGCATCGTCGGCGCTTTCGCCGTCTTCCGGGAAATAAGCTTTCCAGCCACTCGGGACTTTGCTCACCGTCTAACCCTCCTGAAAACAGCCGCCACCGGCAGAATGAAAACCAGACCGAACAGAAACCCGAGAGCCATCCCCAATCCCGTAAGGACCGTCAGCCAGCCCCATAACGCTTCCCGTAGCCATCCACGGCGCTTCTGTGCTTCCGGGTGCATACGGGCCTGTATCTCAGCCTCAAGATCGGGGAAGGGAATATTGGACATTTTCGGCCTTATCCCTTGCCCTTGGTCGATATATGGTCGATATTTATTGGACATTCTGGCTGCTTGAGCGCTGGTTGCATTAGGCGACACCACTTGCATAACCACATTGATCCGCGCCGCTTGTCCTTGAACGGCATGCATATCCAGTCGCACTGCGCGCTTTCGAAAAGATCGGAGAAGGGGATGGCGTGGCGGGTCATGCTGCGTCAGCCTTCCGCATAACCGGCTGGAATTGGAATTAACCCTTGCTGCGTTTCACTCGGCTCCCAGCCGTCGCTTTCTTCGGCAATCCACTCGGCCATTACTTCGAAGCATTGCTGGAGTTGCTGGAATTCGGTACAGTTGGCCAGCGGTCCGCCGTCACACTGAAAATCATAGTGATCAAGCAGGCGTCTCATATGCTCGCGGCCATTTTCGATGGCTCCAATTGGGGGCTGTTGCATGTAATCTCCTGATTAGGTTTCGTAAATCGCCTCTGTCAGGCACCACCACGCTAGCGGGTCTTCATCCGCTAGCCAGTATGACGGCGAGCGCCTGCGTGCCTCAGCCTTGCCCATTGCCAGCCGAGCGAGAATGGCGGCGCGCTTCCAGCGCTTCATTTCCTTCGCTGTCATGCTGCGCTCTCCGTCACCTTCTCGCCTACAGGCGGGCCAAATCTCTTATCTGGCGGGATCGTAAGGACCACGCCCATTTCCGCGTACTGGCGGTAAATCTGCTCCAGATATTCAGTCTTCATCTTCGTCGTCATGATCCGGGTCACGGGCAGATCGAGAGGAACCATCATGCATGCGAGCTTTTGCTCATACGTCAGCGGACGGATGATCGTGTCGTACAGCCTGCGGAAATCGTCGTTCTGCGCTCGCAGGATCGGGACGCCTATGGTAAGCTTGCATTCGCCGCGAGCTTCTTCCGCGGTGCGGTCACCGAGCTGCTCGGCAATCTCGTTGATCCACAAGCGCTGCAATTTGTTCTGCTCGATAGACCGGACGCCACCGCGCTCCACCTTCGCCACGAAAGGAAGCTTCTGCTGCTCGATCAGCTTGATGAGCATCTTGCGGTCCTGCTCGTCTCTGATGATGCGCGTTGTCATGGTTCAATGTGACTCCACGTGCTGCCATCGGCTATGAACCAGATAGTTCCCGGCCTGACGCCAAATTGATCCGCTATAGCTTTCTTGGACACGCCTTCTCTAAGTAATTCCTTGATTTGTTTTACTTTTTCATCGGTCAACTTTGCAGATGGGGATGCTTCTCCTTTTCCGGTCTTCGGCAGCGGAGCAAGGCCAGTTCTGAAGGCGTGCGCCATGTTTTCCTGGTGAGTGCACCACTCAAGATTTTCCAAAGAAAAGTTTTTCCTGTTGCCGTCTTTGTGGTTTATTTCCGGCTTGTTATCGGGATTGGGAATGAATATTCTGGCTAACGTTTTGTGAACAAAGAGGTAGTTGCGTTTGCCATCCACCTTCACGCTGAACATAGGATATCCAAGAGGCGATTGAGTTTTTAAATACCGTACGGGCAGAAGTCTCTTCCCCCCACATATTGGGCTGTTGACCCAACGTGGCTTGGTTCTAATCTGGCCCATGAGGTTGATTTCGTAATAATCTTCGAAATCTGGCACGGGATGAAATTCATCCATGCTCCGCTGATAGTGGTCTTCTATGAAGCGGGTGATCTGTTTGGTGGGCTTGGTCATTCCGCCACCTCTTCAAGGCTATCCTTCGGCACCGTGAAAAAAGGATAGTCACCATCTGGCCTCATCGTTACGGAGATGTGCGGCGTCCCTGTCATTCTGGTGTCGTCGCGTGCGAGTCCGTAGTCATGCTTTGCGCACGCGTACACGATGGTGCCAGCGGTTGCCTTGGGCTCAGTGGTGGCGTCTTTCTTCATGCGGTAGCGGGTCATCAGACTTTCCTCATGCTCATTCCGGGCTTCGCATCGCGAACGAGCGTTATGAACTCGTCGCGTTCCTCGTCCGAGGTGAAGTAGAGGCAAAGCGGCAGCGTCTCTTCCAAGCGGCTATCGGCGGCCCGTCCTTGCTCGGAGATCACGAACTCCAGTAGCGTATCGACAGGGCTGTTCTGACGAAGCATTCCGTCCATCGCCATCTTGTCCAAAACCTTCTTGCATCGGTCTCGCAGGCTCATGCCGCTTCCTCCCCTATAGCGTCATGACCGGCGAGCCGCGCCTCGTGCTTCTTGTAGATGTCGAGCGCTGCATCCCGCTGGTTCCTGTCGAGATGGTCTTCCATCGTCGCTTCGCTATGGGTCCAGCATTCGCCGAGCGCTTCAGTATCCTGGCAGGCGCAAAGCTCATCTTCGAGGTTCGCCATGAATGCGGGGACGTTGAACTCTGCCGGCGTCTGATCGATGATTGCCGGTGGTTCTGGCGGTGCAGGAGGCATCGGCGGGGCCGGTGGCTCGGCTGTGACGTGCGGAGTGATGTCACGGACTTCGCGATCTTCCTCGACTTCCTCGCGCAGATACATGCCTCTCAGCACATCCGGTACGGCGTCACGCGAACAGAAGCCGCGAGCGCGCATTTGCAGCATGCGCTCGTCGTATTTGAACCACGGGTTATCGTTCGGCTTGTTTTCCTTTTTCTTGTCGTACTTGTTCCAGCGCTCGACGGTTTCGCGCGTATCCCAGAGGCCAGCCTTGATAGCCTGCTTGACGGAAAACTTGCGTTCAACGACCTTGCCATTATCACCGCGCTTGATCTTGCAGTGCGCAATGCGGGCGTCGCCTTCGCCTTCGATCCATTCGTCGATTTCATGGCCGTTTGACCAGATCATCGCCGGGACAAGATCGCCCCAGATCGTGCAGCGCCCATTGATGACGGCAATCTGCTGGACGGCTTGCATCGGCGGGATGCCGCATTCGAGACCCTGCATGATTGCCATAGTGGCTTGGGCGATAGATTTCGCTTCTCCGTCGGCTTCTTTTGCCGGGAACATGCCGGCCATGACGCACAGCTTGGCGATCCGCGCCACGTCATCGAACGATGTCGGCATGATCGGCGTAAGCTTACCGCCAGCGGGAATTGTCAGTACGCGTTGTTCAGTCATGCTGCATACTTCTCTTCTTTGAAGGTTACGCCGGGGACGGGCTTCCGCGTCCGGCTACGGGCTTCCGCATTGCAGAGACGCTCCACAGCAGTCCTGACATCCGGGTGATCTGCGAAGTGATCCAGCGCGGCGCGGTAGTCCGCAATCTCGGCAACATGCCGCGTCTTGAACCCTGTAGCCCGCCCAAGCTGGCCACCGACGCGGATCGGGCGCGGCGCTTCCGGCTCCGGGATCGGTGCGGGCGGCGGCTCCAGCGCGGCAAGTGCGATGTCCTGATCTTCCAGCGCGCGGCGTTCGGCTTCCTGCCGCATGCGCAGTTCCTCGGCGGCTTTCCGCTCGGCGGCGATGCGTTTCTGTTCTTCGGCTTCCTTCCGGCGCATGAAGCGTGTGAGCGCATCGCGGAGCAGGTTTGCAGCTCGCTCTGCCGTATCGACGATCGTCTTGTACTTGGCGTCGATTTCCTTGACCTGTCTGGCGAGCGGGTCTTTCTCTTCCTTTCGTCGAGAGTCGGCGGCCTTCTTCAGCTTGTTGAGGCTGTCGCGATAGTTCGCGGCCGTGCTTGCGTCTCTTTCTGATTGAAAATCCTGAATCTGGCGCAGCCAATTTAGGGCTTGCTCTGCCTGATCGTTGATGTTCTCTTTCAGGAGGTCGAATTCATCCGGCGGCGCATTGTCGCCAATCCCGGCGACTTCGCCCGGCCACAGTCCCGTCTGGCGGAATTCGTCGTAAGCCTCTTTCGTGACTGGACTTTGCCACGTGAAGTTCCACCGCTGCGCGAATTTCTCCGGCTCGACAAGCGTGTTATTGACCAGTATTTTCAGGTCTTCACCGTCTTTCCAGATCGCGACGGCTGACCACGATTTGTCCCGGTTCTTCGTGCGCCAGAAACCGCATTCGAACTTGCCGTCCTGCATCGGATAGGGGTAATCTTCCTTGAGCGCGCCGCGCCAGAAGATGTAATTGTCAGCTTGCGTCACGACTGCTTCCTCTCTTTGATCAGTTCCCGAAGCTCCTTAAGCTCCTCCGGCGTCATGTGAAGGATCTCCATCAGGAAATCGTCACGGCCTTCAGCGTCTTCTGCGCGCTTCTCTGCTATGCGGAGACGGGCTTCTAGATCGGTGATCTGTGCGGCTTGGGCTTCTAGGGTTTTCCCGATCGTGAATAAGAGATCCCACTTTACGCTCACGTAGTCCTCGCGGACTTCGCCCTCTTCATCCGCAGTCAGATGGAAAACCTTTTTGATGAGTTCCGAAACGTCGGTCATGCTCCGCTCCCTTCAAGCTTGGTACGGGCGTTAGCCAGTTGGTCTTTGCTAAAAAGAATCCGATCAGCGGAAAGCAGTCCGTGCATCGGCTGCTCCGATGGCATGTGTTCCAATTTCTTATGAGCTTCCGCAAAAGGCTTCAGCGCTTCCCGCAGTTCTGCTATCTCCTTGAGCAATGAAAGGATCGCGTTCGGATCAGCGGTCTCGATGAATTCCGCCATCGCCCAATTGTGACCCGTCCATTCTTCATCGGTGAACTGATCTTCGACGCCGGCGAAACTCACGTCTTGAAAGTCGCAGACTGCCAGTCCCTTATGAGGATCAGGGCTGCCGGATATGATCCAGGTTTCCTGATCCTTGCCGAGCCAAGGCGATGTTACGGCGTACCAGTCGCGGTCCCTCGGGGGGATGGCTTCGATCTTGGCGCGTAGCCGCTCTATGAGGTCGGTCACTCGACGATCCCTTCAGCTATCCGGTAGGTTTTGCTATGGCGGTCATAAGCCAGCGCGCTCGTCCGCTTCTGGATCACGCTGATGTCTATCGATGCTTGCGGGACGCTGACTTCCCCGATACGCTGAATGTCGGCTCTGTTGAGCGTGCCGGTTGAAAGCAGATGCTTCATTGCGGCGGCGATGCGCGTCCGCTGCGCCAATCGCAGCCCGCGCCATGTGTTCGAGTTAGGGTCCGTCCAATCGGGCTGGGTGCTCTCGATCCGGTCGCCTGCGTTCTGCTGTGCGTGCAGACGGTTGAACTTCTCAACGTCGATCATGTCGAACCTGCGTAGGGTGTAGATGTTTATGCGGTCGAGGACTGTCATGCCTGCGCCATCTTCCTGTTCTGCCGGTTCATGCGTTGCACCTGCCTGCAAACTCTGATCTGATAGCTGGTGATATCGTCGATCTGTTCATCGGTGAGCCAGTCCGACCCGTGCTGAGCGAGCATTTCCATGACCGCTTGACGGAGCGCGACTAACCCGTAGTCAGCCATGAACTTGAGCTTGCGTTCGCGTGTCGCTGAAATCCGTGGTCCTGCCATTGCGTTCATCATGTGCGCTCCGCTAGTTCCACTGACTCAGATTCATCAACTCCATGAAGGTCCACGAACCTCCCCTGCTCGGTAACTCTGAGCCGTTTCTTGTTGTATTTTTCAGCAAGGCCAGCTTTAATGAGAGCGTTCCAAGTCGATCGCATGACGCCCGCGCGTTCGCCTGCTGCGGTCAGCACGCCGTTTCTGTCGAACAGGCCGTCGCCGGTATGATTGATCAGCCACTTCAGGGCGCTTTTCTGGTTCGCTGTTAAACTCATATCCGTGCCCCCGCATCGACATGCGTTGACCCAGCATCACCGCCAGCAGGACGCCTGCTTTCATCCGTAGCGCCGCCCTGTTCTTCCGCCCATTCGCACCAGTCGCGATCAGCAACAAGAATGAGCTTGGCTTCGTCGAACCTGTCGCCGGTGAGCGTTTCGGTGAACGTCACGTGCTCAGAGCCGACGCGGACGCTGAGAATTTCGAAATCTCCCGGCATCATTCCCGGCGCGACATCCGCATACAGATCACAGGGGAACATCCCGCCCTTGTCGCTGATTGTGTAGCCGGTGCCGTCGAGAGAAATGTAGGCCTCTACTGAGGGTATGGTCATCACACGGCCTCATCTGTCTTGTGAAATTGAAGAACGGCGGCGGAGGCTTCCATATTTTCCGAACATGAGATCTCCGCCGCCGCTTCCTCTGCCCCAAGGCCACCCCGTTCGGTGAGGCAAAGAAGCTTCCAGTGCATAATGTCTTGTTCTAGATGACTGTTTTCAGCCATGAGAGCTTCGTTAAGCTCCCTGCGTCGTTCACAAAGACGCCAGAGTGCGCTATCGTTGATTTCCTTGATGCGCTCGTCGCGCTCGGTGATCTTGTCGCGGAAGCTGATGACGCCGGTCATCGCCGCAGCATAAAAGCCGATGCTGCAGGCCGTGGTCGTGATCATCCAGAATGGGCCATGCTCCGCCGCCAGGGCGAAGACGAGAGCTGACGGGATCGCTCCGCAACCGGCGATGCCGATGACTTCCAGATCGTTGCCATGCTTCTCGATGAAGCGGTTATAGGCACGGGCCAGCCAAGTGTTGTTCCCGTCTTCTTGTGGCTGGCCCGCGTACTGCTCCTGAGAGGAGTCCATGGAGGAGATAGCTTCAACTCTCGGTGCAGAAAAACTCATTGGCTTGACCCTTTTGCCCTGAAGGCCCAGACCTCGCTTTATGGGCAAGGCCTGGGGTTTGGAGTTCGGCGGCGACTGGGGGGAAGCCTGCCGATAGGGACATATTGCCAAATAGGCAAAAAACAGTCAATGAGAAATTTGCCAAATAGGCAACATTTCAGACATGACTAAAAAGCTGTGGTAATTTTGGCGCAGTTAGGAGCGACCTACCCAGCGTACTGGAATGGCGCGCTTGATCTCCACATCATAGACTGGAGGCGCATTGAATGAGGTGAGGTGGTAAAGATTTGGTCCGCTACCGCGTACGATCGTTTTAATAAAGGTAAGATCGTTAGTAAGTGTTATTACGCACTCCTTGCCGATCAAATCTTCGGGAGCGCTTTTATCTCTCAAATCGAATGTAATAACATCGCCGTCATCGTAACGGGGATACAGATGGTTGCCAACGACAAGAGCCGCCTCGACTTCGCCAAGCGCAGCCGGGACAGTTGTCGTCAACCTTTGACCATTCTTCTCGCTATTGTGTACGAGTTGAACTTCGTGGTTCTGAGATATTATACATGTAATATCAGTTTCGAGCCAAGCTTTAGCAGAGTCGATTAACTCACTCGGTTTGACTCCCAACGCAGAAGCAATCCTGGGCATTATCCGTCCATTTAATGGCTGTTTCCCCGCCTCCAATTTACTTAGATAGCCAACAGATAACTCTGTCAACTCTGCTAGTTTTTCGAGTGTCATCTTCGGAACCTTAGCTTCGCGTATTTCGCGGATTCGGTTCGGGAATTTTTTCTGCGCTTTAGCCATAGCGTCTTTTTATCCAAACCGATATGTCACACCAGACACAAATAGGAAAATTTTGCCTTGACGGAAACTTTCCAAATAGGCAAGATAGGACGCATGAATATAGGTTCTCGTAAATTGGCGGCATGGCTCGAACGTGAGGGGATTAGAATGTACGTCTTCGCGGCTCGTGTCGGCGTTGGGCCATCAACCGTCACCCGGTTACTGAACGGCGACCGAAAACCGGGCTTGGAGTTGGCTGGACGCATCTTTGCTGAAACCAACGGCGATGTCACCCAGAACGATTGGATAATCCCAATCAACGAGCCATCCGAGCACGCCGCCGCCTGAGTTCCCGAGTTTACCGACCGCCCCTCCTTACGGGCGACTGTACAGAGGGCGTCCGTTGCAAATGTCCAATGCGCGTTAGCGTTCAAGCGGTGGGTGGTCGCGTGCTCCGGCATGCATATTTACGCCGCTAATTGGGTAGCCCCTCGCGAGTTTCGTATGCGTCGCGTTTGTAGAGTGCGGCTCGTATCGCGTCGCCGGGAGTATCTCCTCTATGCCCAAAAGGCCGGTTTCCTCCCCCGGAGACCGGCCGCCTCTAAGACGGAATGGTGACGATGGCCGCGCCGAAATGGACCGAAGCTGAAGATACGATGCTCCGAGATTTGACTGCAAAAGGATTTTCCTCTGCCCGCATCGCGCAGAGGTTACTGGACCGAGGCCGCAATGCGATCATCGGACGCCAGCACCGTCTTGGCTTGAAGGGTGGCCCGAAAAGCGGACCGAAGCCCCGCGCCAATGCGCCGTCCAGCATGCCCCTGAAACCACCGCGAGACCATCGCGACCACGCAACCATCAACGTCGCCAGATTGAACAGGCTTCGTGCAGAGATGGAAGCCCCGGCGCCGGAACCGAAGCAGACGCCCGACGGCGCCCCGGTTCCGCTGATGATCACGCTGCTGGATCTCACCGATCAGATGTGCAGGTGGCCTGTCAATTCCCCGGAACGTGGCGGTGAATTCCTTTTCTGCGCTCACGAGAAAGGCCGCGGCTCACCCTATTGCAGCTTTCATGAGCGGATCGCATGGACCGGTCGCCCTGTTTCGCGCGCTACTCGCCCGACCAGGAGAGCAGCATGACCACCGATCGGCGATTGTTCAACCTGAAACACATGCTGCGCGGCAACGAGCGGGATGAAGCCCTCCGTTTATGGAACGAAGGCAACGACACCAAGCAGATTGCCTCGCTCATGGATGCGACGGAAGCGGCTGTCTATAACGGACTGCATGAGCTTCGTGGTCCGCGCAAAAGGCGCGTGAGGATCGCAGCATGAAGAACTCCTTCGACAGGATCATCACGTCCACGCCGGTCAACAAGACCGCAGCTATCGTCACACATGGCAAAGGCGAAAATTGGGAAGCGAGACCCGGCAAATATAATGTCCACTCTGCCGAGCCGATCAAGACAAAGCCGATGCCAACGCATGACCCCAATTTCAAGGATTTGACCGGGATTGAAATCGGGCGGCTCAAGGTCATCGGTTATTACGGCACGGGAGGCAAGGGCAAGGCAGTCCGAGCACGTTGGGTCGTGCGCTGCAAATGCGGCGCACACGAGCTTCGGACCAGCACCGCGATCAAGAAATACGATCCCGAGAAGGTCGAGCGTCCGGCCATGTGTAGCGCTTGCAATTACGCCCAGAAGATCACGCGACCTGAATATCAGAAGGGAGTTTGGGCATGAAAAAGCTCCCCCCAAACGCAGAGCGCGTCGACCTAGACGGCACGCCGTTTATCAAACACACAGACCCGGTTTCGGGAAGAGTTCGGTTTCAGGTCGACCATGCAACGGCACTCGCCCGTAAGCCTGTCTGCGCTCGCTACGCGAAGAATAAAACGCGGGTCGCCAAGCGCGGGGAGGTCGTATGAGCGATTGCATCTCCCTTCCCGGCAAGATGTCTTATGTCGGCGGCAAACTGACAGAACGCGTGGACCTGCCAAAGATACGGGACCGCCTAGTGGTTAGGCATGCTTTGTGCGTTGAGTGCAATCACATTTTCACTTTCAGAAATAGAGTACGAGTACTGAGGCCGATTCCGTACAGGTTTGTCTGCAAAGGATGTCGCGGAAGTTCTAGGCCCTTGGACTTTCATGGCGAAAGTCACAGTAGAGAATACCGAGTGTACAATGGAATGATCTCTCGGTGTGATAACGAGAAAGACGACCACTATAAAGATTATGGCGGTCGCGGAATTTCTATCTGCGATTACTGGCGCGCAGCATTCCTAAATTTTTTAAACGACATGGGGCGCTCGCCTTCTCCCGAGCATAGCATAAACCGCATTGATAATGACGGGAACTATGAACCAGGGAATTGCGAATGGGCGACGGTGACAAGTCAGAACCGCAACAAGCGCAACACTTACTGGATCACACTCTACGCCGAGACGCGATGCCTCGCAGAGTGGTGCGAACTTTTCGATTTACCCTATTCGAGAACCTACCATCGTTTGAGACGAGGGTGGGACATCGAAACTGCCTTCTTTGAGCCCTGCATGGCTTCAGAAGGTCGACTACCTGTGGTGTTCGAAAAACCACAGTCCTAATCCAAAATCAACACAAGGTTCACAATACACATGAAACGTCTCACAATCAACACAATCCCGATCCTCGCCGCGAGTTTTTTCGCTCTGGCTGCATCGGCAAACGCGACGGATATTTTCGACCAGCGCCATGAAGTCACTGCTGATCAGGCACAGGTGAACTGGACCGGGCTATGGGTCGGCGCGGTCGGCGGGATGAATTTTTTCAACACCGAGACCGACTTCACTGAACATGATCACGATGACGGCAAGCTGGAGAAACATCTGAACGTTGACGGTCTTGGCGCTGAGGGTTTTTTTGGCGAAGCGCAAATCGGTTACGACCATCAAGTTAGCAACCAGCTTGTGCTGGGTATTTTCGGTGGCCTCAATCTGAGTGATGCCGAGTTTTCGGCCACAAACACCAACATCTTCAACGAGAACAAAGAATTCAGTGTTTCCACTGATTACGAGTGGGGCAGCGTTCTCGGTGCGCGTCTCGGTCTCCTGAAGTCGCAAGACACGATGTTCTATCTCGCTGGCGGCTGGGCTCACGCCGAACTCGGCGACACGATTATCAACGGAGAGACCTTCGCATCCGGCCCCAATCTCAATGGCTGGTTCGGCGAATTGGGTATGGAAACGCGCGTCACAGGCAATGTCTACCTGACGGTCTCCGGTAGGTACACCGACTATGGTTCTGAAACCCTATGGGACAACAACCCAGGCGACGGGGAAGATCTGGAAGCTATCGAAATCGACACGGACAGTCTCGCCGCGATGGTTGGTCTCAAGGTCAAGCTCGGCGGCTTCTAATCCCCCTAACCCAAGCCCGGTGGCAATACGCTGCCGGGCGGCAATGGAGAGACTGACAATGACGGAATTCCTAAAAGCCTACTGGCCCTGGATCGCGATCCTTCTGGTTATCGCTGCCATAATCTTCGGCGCTCTTGAGTATCGTGATGCAGTGGCGAGCGTGCTGCCGGCAGGCGGTGAAGGAACCGGCTGAAAAAGCGAAAGCCGGTGAAAATCAAACAGGAGACGATAATGACCGATCACCAACCTATGCCCATAGCAGGGTACACGGCACAGTCCGACGATATAATCAAGACTGTGAATGAAAACAAGCAGCTCGAAGAAACTGTTCTCAAACAGCTTGATGCTCTGAAGGCTCGTACTGACGTTGACCAGCGCTGGCTTGCCATCGGGCGCACTCACGTTGAGGAGGCTTTCATGGCCATCAATCGCGCTCTGTTCAAGCCGCAGAGACTGCCATGACACCGCATGGCGTGCTTGAGGACATGACGAAGGTTGAGGACGCTTTCGGCGAAAAGCTGGGCGATTTCTTCGTTCCGCAGCTTTGGCCGAATATCAAGGCGCTGCTCAAGCATGCCGTGTCGTTTGAATATGGGCAATCAGCTCCGGGCGAAGAGCATATCGAATTCGGCAATCAGCTTTTTGATCGCCAGCTTTTCGGTCTCCCGTTTCAGGCTGTCTTCATGACCGCATCCGTTTTACCGCAAACTGCAATTCTCGCCGTGGAAGACGAGATAGAGGGGCATTACGGCGTCCATATGTTCACGTTCGGGCCAACGCAGATTGGCGAAAATGTGCGCATCAGTGGAGTGCCGTTGCTTTGGGCTCGCATGAAACACGACGACAACACCGGATGGGTCGACTGGAAATCATTGACCGCAGACGGAACGCACTGCTCACGAACTACCGGTCGCCCGTGGTCATACGATGATTTCAACATTGCTATCGAAAAGGTGATCAGCTTCACGCTCGGTGCCGCCACGCTCCTGATGTCAAAGGAGATAGAGGCAACGACCGTGCCCGCCCCGGACAGGTTGAACCGCAAGCGGGAGAAGCAAGGCCGGGAGCTAATCGGTGAACGGCGCATCATTCGGGTAAGGCCCGAATTCCGTCAGGTGCAGCGTGAAGCGGCGGAGTCATTTCGCACAAGCCCCAGAATGCACTGGCGTCGCGGCCATTTCCGCAAACTGCGGGAAGACTTTGTCGTGCCTGTAGCGCCAACGATTGTCAACGCGAGTGAAGACGTGAAGCCCTTGGCGAAGAAGTATCTCGTAAATGCCTAAAAAGCGAAAGCCGGTCATTGGCGGGCAGGCCAATCCCGGCTGTGTAACCCGCAGCTCTCATGCGGCGTATGTAACCTTTAGCGTCCTGCGTCAGTTCCCCGCGTTTAAGTGCGTCAGTCAGAATATATCCATTTGGGGAAATGTCAAATGTCTGAGCGAAAAGATCTCTGGTGGGTGTTGCCGGTCTCTGCGGCATTGCTCGTTCTCATAACCGCTTCTACCGCTGCGAACTTCATCTATGGGATGGATTTCGGCGGTCCCGTCATCGGTGGCGTGTCGGTAGCTTCTGACCTCATCAAGGTCGTGGCTCTCATCGGCGTGTTCTCGCTCTGGCGCAATGGGCACTGGTTTCAGGGCGGCGCACTCCTGCTCCTGTTCATCGGCTTTACGGTGTGGTCGATGATATCAGCCGTAGGATTCATATCGTCAAAATTCTCCACGCTTCAAGATACGCGCGGAAAAGCGGCATCAGAATGGCAGGAGCTGACGGCAGAGATCACGCGCCTGAAGGCGCAGCGTGAACAGGTTCTTGATGTCAGGCCGATGAAGACCATTCAGGCCGACATCGACGCGCTCCTGCGCATTCCCGGCATCAATGGGTGCGTCAAGATCGATGGCCCCGTTACCGAGCAGCATTGCCCGACATTCGGCAAGCTGGAGGCAGAGATCGGCCACGCAGAGCGCGCCATGTGGCTGGACGGACAGCTTGCGCTCAAGCGTGAGGAGCTGAAGAAAACCGATCGCGTGACGGTGGTCGACCCGAGAACTAATTCGCTTTCTGCCGTCAGTGGCGTTGATGACGGATCGATTGTCCTGTTCGTCAAGATTTTCATCGCGCTGCTTGTGGAGGCGGCAACCGCCTTCGGGCTGTGGGCTGTATGGTCGCCATTCTTTGCAAGGCGTCACGTGGCGGCAAGCCGGATGCCTGCCCCCATCATACCCCGGAAGCCCTACACGCCATCCCTGACGCTTCCTGTCAAGCCTGTGACACCTACCGTCACGGAGACGCCGGAGCCACCTGCATCGACGCCCGGTCCTGACGATAGTGGAACGCCGATTTCCGAGCCGGAAACCAAGCCTGACGACACCGTACAGCCGGAGAACAACGTCGTCACGCTCTACGATCCTCCCGTCAACAAGCGGGATGAGAAACGCCGGAAGAAAGAAATTATCGACCGGCAAAACCGTGCGCTTGTCAGCTCTTACGTCGATGAGCGGCTGGATACAGCATCACCGTCAGCCGAGATCAACTTGACGTCAAAAGGCGGCTGGAAGGCTGGTGGCACGCCGGGCGATGTCATCTACACGGACTTCCGCAGATGGTGCCGTGACAGCAATCACCACGCTGTAGGCAGATCGCATTTCGGCAGGTTCATCGGTGAATTTGTTGACAGGGCGCGCAACTCAAAAGGCGTCGTTTACGGCGCGGTGATCCGGTCGGCAATCGCGAAACGGAAAGCCGCGTAAGCAGTTCGGTGCCCCTGTCGCTACACAGGGGCACCCGAGAAACTGGTTTTTGGAAAGAGTGACTTCTGTATCGAGCGTCAAACCCGGCTGACGATGTGATCTGGCGGATCAATCTCAGCAAACGCAAACCTCAAGAAGATGAGGTCGACTACGCATGAACCAACTACATACAGCGGGTGCACGAAATGACTTATAATGCCGAATTGAGGCAAGTTCAAGATAATCTTGACGCTGCCAACATCCTTACCGATGTCACGCTCGACGCCACCATCGTTCCCTCCGAGCAATACGAGCGCCGGAGCACATCAGCATGGCAGGCGAAGCTCAACGCCGCGCCGACCGCGCGTGACAACCGCCACACCATCATCCGCGACTGGCTCGATGAAATCTACGACGCCGACCACGCCATTTATCTATTCCGCCTCTTCAAGCTCCATATCGGCTCGTACAGGGGAAGTTCCTACGAGCTGATGGCACACGCCGCCGTTACCGAGTTCGGCGCTGTAGCGCTTCCTGAGCGCGTTACAGGCACTATCCCGTCTGTATCCAGCAGTAAGCCATTCGAGCCGGTTGGCGCTTCAGCAGCTTCCAACGCGAGATGCGCATCGACATCGGCGCATATTTCATCCAGCGAAGGTCGTTCGCCTGACAACGCATCGCGCCAGTCTTCTACCTCTTCGCGTAGCGATTTGAGCAATTCCAAAGTGTCCATGTCCGAGCCTCCTGATGTGTGTGAGCAGGAGTTTCATGCCTGGACAAATCGAAGTCAAGTCGCGCCGTCCTGCAAAGCTCATGGAGGTGGAAAATGACCTATCGCGTGCTCGATCTGTTCAGCGGCCTGGGTGGTTTTTCGCTCGGTCTGGAACGTGCCGGCGACTTCGAAACGGTCGCATTTTGCGAAACCGATCCGTATTGCCAGAAAGTGCTGGCCAGACACTGGCCCGGCATCCCCTGCCACAACGAAATAGAAACCCGAGAATTCAAGGAGGGCGAGGCCGATGTTATCACGGCTGGCTTCCCGTGTCAGGACGTTTCCGAAGCAGGCAAGCGCGCCGGACTTTCCGGAGAGCGTTCAGGACTCTACCGGGAGGTGGTTCGAGCCGTTCGCGTGGTACGACCGGCAATCGCGTTGCTGGAGAACGTGGCAGCTCTGCTTAGACGAGGGCTGGGAACTGTTCTCGGAGACCTGGCCGAGCACGGGTATGACGCGGAATGGGATTGCGTGGGTGCCGATCAGATTGGATCGTCACAACACCGAGAACGCATCTGGATACTGGCATACCCCGACGACGCGGGACGCAAAGGGCCAGTCTGGGCGGGGCAATCGCATCAAGCGCGGCCGGAATGGCAAACTTCACATAGCGAACCTCTGCGATCAGCTTGTGGATTTTGGCCGCCAGGACCTCGTGAGGTCAACGACATTCCGCGAATGGCTGATGGGCCTCCCGATCGGGCACACCGCCTTAGAGCCATCGGCAACGCCGTCGTCCCACAAATCCCGGAAATAATCGGCAGAGCCATCCTCTCCTCTGCGAAGGGAGGCGCAAATGTCTAAGCTCACCAACATCACCGCCCCGCAGCATCGTTGCCCGACTGGCGAATGCCCTGCTGTCTACACGGATCTGACGCCAGCGGAACACAGATGCCCCGTGGGCGATTGCCCCGCGGTTCTCAGCACTGAAGGCAGATACGTCATCATCGGAAAACGGCTTGATCCTGAAGCTGAAGGATTATCCGGAAAGGTCGGCCCCGGCGAGGAAGCCGTCGAGATCCCTGCAGAGATACTCCTGTCGGCACTTGGGGTGACAGAGCTTGTCGAAGCGGCGAAGCGCGCAGACCAGCTTATCGCAGACCTGAACAGCCTGATGATCTTCTATCTCACCAAGAGCATGGAGAAGGACGAGTTCATATCCGAAGTCATCGGACGGTTGGACGGGCCTGATCCATACGTTTCGCTCCGATCTATCATCGATCGCATAAAGGGAGGCGTCAATGGCTAGGCACAATCACGGCATCCACGTTGACCGTTTCGACACCGGCCTTATCGATCTCAAACGCAAGGAGCAGCGCGATCCGGCGCTCGTCCTCAACCATCTGGCGCAGTCCGGTGAGTTCTCGAATTTCGAGGCCACCGACAACCAGACCATTGCCAGAACCGTCCAGCGGCTGATCGACAACGGATACATGATCGCCACCCCAAAAGCCTATCCGTGGACTGAAGTAAAGCTTACCACAAAAGGCAGTAAGTTCCTAGAAGATAACGGATATTTTGGATTGGGAGGCGTCAATGGCTGAGATAGGGCAGGGGCACAATAGCGCCACTTACGGGCAGGAGCTTTGCGCCGAGATCGAGACCGTCCTGAGCGACGAGCATAAGAAACTGTTCCATTTCGCCAAGTGGCATATCGAAGATTATCTTCTCGGCACTGAGGGAATGAAGCTGGAGCAAGAAGGCGCGTACATGCGCTTTCTGATGCGCCTCTACCAGCGCGGCAAGCCGCTTCCCGATGACGACCGCTACATGTCCACGCTGATGCGGCTTTCGATCCGGGTTTGGAAGCGCATCAAGGACTCCCTTGTCGCAATCGGAAAGATCATCGTCAAGCGCGGATGTCTGACCAACGCACGATTTGAACGGGAACGTCAAGAGCGTGCAGAGCAGCTCCGCAAGCAGGCCGAAGCCACGCGCAAACAGTGGGAGAGACAGCGCGCCGAAAAAGCGGGAAACAGCGAAGTTTCAGCGAAGTTTGAGGAAAGTTTGGACGAAGTTTCGCCGAAACTTTCTCAAAACGAAGGCGAAAAAGTAAATAAAAACAACGATCCACCAGGTGGTCAACCAGACATAACGCGCGAACTTAAGAAAGAAGAGAAAGAAGAAGATTCAGTTCCTAACGGAACTGGCGCTGAGGCGCCCGAGAAGACCCTTCGTGAAGTGATTTGGGACGAGGGATTGGGGTGGCTTCGAACCCGCACTCTGGTTCGGGAAGAAAAGCTCCGTCCGCGTGTCGGACGGTGGATCAGCGATTACGGCGAGGTCGCCGTCATGAATGCGCTCGATGCAGCGCAGCAAAAAGGCGCGGTCGATCCGATGAGCTACATCGACGGCTGCTTGCGCAGGCAAGGCAGCGCCAAAGTGAACGGCATCACCAATCTGAAACCCTGGGAACTGGAAGAGCAGCAGGCTGACCGGAACACCAGCGACGCCTTGGAAAACCTCAAGAAAAAGTACGCAAACGGATTTGTAACGTCATGAACAACGATGTGATTTCGAGTTTCATTGAACCAATGCGGCAGGTTTTTGAACTGCCCGCACGATGCAAGGCAACGACTAAAAATCCTGACGACTTGAAGAAAGCGCAGGAGAACCTCGAAAAATGGTGCGAACCGTATATCCGGGTGCTCCATACGTTCGATGACCAGACGCTGAAACAGGCGGCTGAAAACATCATTGCCGAGCGGACGAAAAAGGACTTTCCGCTTCCAGCAGAAACCAATGCAGCCTGCAAGCAAGCCTTTGATGACATCCGCTACAATCGCCAGCGCGGCGAGCGTCCGAACAATCGCAACGAGGATCAGGCGTTTTACGACAAATACCCGGACTGGACCGAACTCCGTCGACAGCAAGCCTACTCGCTGATGCGATGCGAGATGGGCATGGAAGCGGCTGAAGATCTGTGGGTGTGCGCGCTGTTTGATTTCTGCCGTGTCAATCGAAGGTTGCCGGACAGATACGAGAAAGAAACGGTCATGAAAACCGGTGCAAAAACATTGGATGTTATTGGACTTTCAAAGGCAGACGCCAGTAATGTGAAAGACATGAGCAGATTGGGCGGACAGTTCATACAGGATTTCTTCCGACGCCATGACGCGATCTGCAAGAAGATCGGGGCTGATCAGCATCAGCTCATGGCTATGGCAAGCTTAGGTAGTTGAGTAAAAAATATCTCTAACAAAACCGCTACTGCGGTATCTTACGCGCTGTTGCGCAAGGAGAACAATAAAATGCAGATTATACCCCACAAGCTAAGTCATCTTACGGATAGTGAATGGGAATTCATTCTTGACAGGGATCGTCGTCAATGTTCCCGCATTGACGAATGTCTCAATAATGGATGTGGTGGAGTTTGCTCTCCCAATCTTGACGTTGACCATAAACATCCGTCGGCGTTGGGTGGAGATGACAGCATTGCAAACTTAAGGTTGCTTTGCTCAATGGAGAACCGAGGTCGAGGATTGGTCCCTGATCCGAAATGGACCGAGCGGAATTATTGGGACAACGAAATCTCGGTAAGGATTCTTCGCGAAGTTCAGCGGCTAGCTGGCTACGAAGCAATCAAGGAATTAAGCGGCTCAATACGCGACTTTGAGCAGAACGTGGACAGTGGAGGAGCGCCAAACAGTTTTCGGAAACAGCTCCTTGGTGGTCGGATCACACTTATTCCAGGCGCAACGGGGATTGGTAAGACTCTGCTTATGCAGAGCATCCTTTTCACAATGAATAAGCTCATTGGTCAGGATCGGCCGCGGGTCAAATCAGTTCTGTGGCTAGAGTCAGACCGCACTTTGCGTGATGCTGTAGCGCAGGAAATAGAAGACGAAGCCTATGCGCTTGGGCTGGTGGCTCGTGCCCCTACGGTTAATATAGCCTCTAGTTTTTCTGATCTTCTCCGCGGTCCGATGGGGGCGGCTGTAACAGTTGCTTGCCCGCAAATGCTGTGGGAGAAGGAGATGAAAAACAGATCAGATTTGGAAAAACTTCGGGCTCTCATCCAGTACGATACTTGCATCTTTGATGAGGTGGATTGGGCAAGCGATCAGGTCCGCCACATTGCCGATCTAATGCGTCATGCGCTTTTATTTTCGATGACAGCCTCTCCGCCCGCTTTGATCGAGGGTGGAACCAAAGAACAGGCCGATCAACTACAGAAATTTGTGAAACGTTTTGTGCTCATAAGTCATGAGGCGGTAGCTGATCACACTAGAGCTGTTGAACTGGACGGGTGTCTCAAGCATCTCGGTGGCGTTATCGTGGCTGCGGAGCACGATTCTCATGAGTTCATTAAATCTGGATATCATGGGGAAGCTGACACAAAGATGTCACCAGATCATCCGTTGTACATGTCAGCGATACTTGATGCAGTAAAACACGCGGACAATGATGAGACCAACATGAAGGCTTTGGTTGGTGACGATTATTACTCTCCGCATGTTATGGTGGCTATGCCATCTATCAACGACATAAAGACGATGAAGCCAAATCTTCAGGCTCAACTTGAGAGGCTTGTCGCCCATGGGCATTTGAGCAACTCAGGGTGGAGCGTGTCTGCCATTTATGGTGGCCATGAAAGGGATTCGCCACCGGACGAGCGGGACCTGTCGGCGAAGACTAGAACTGGCGCTTGGCGTCATCCTTTCATGATTGCCAAAAACAACAAAGGCAAGGCTACGGATAAATCAAAGCGGGTCTTGCTAATGTGTAAAATTGGCGAGCGGGGTATAAACTGCTGGCCCATTAACAGATTTGTTGACAATACCGAAAGGAGGGATCTGGCTAGGCTAATTCAAATGGATTTAGGCAGACCTAGTCGGTGGCCACCCCATTTATCTCAGTGGCTTGGAGATTCGCGGCTAAAAGATTTTGCGACTGCTTATGTCTACGTGCCGTCCAGTCTGTACACTGAAGACAAGCAGAAAGCTTTGGACGAATCCTATGATTTTGTTCGCAATATGCAAACGCGCATCGCCGGGGCCGGATATCTGACTTGGGCTGATCTGCTTGATGGAAAGGATGGAGATAAAGATGTTCCCTCTGGCTTTGATCCTGTTGCCCCGCCCCTAACTCAAGTCGACAAATATAAAATTCAAGCCGGCATCGGCAAAGCGTTAATGGCGACGGGAAAATCTCCTGATATCGAGCCGCTTATCGAGCGGATGTTCCCGACATATGGACCGCGGCAAATTAAGAAAGCGGTCGATTATGGAACAAAGCTGATTGATTCAGGCGATTTCAGAGACGTTGAGACCAAGGCGTCTGCCTTGATTAACGAATTTGAGTGTAGCCCGGTCAGCGTGATGGAGAAACTTAAGCCTCAAGACACTTATTCAATCGAAGCTCTCACAAGGTTCGTGAAAAGTGAGCCCTATTACAACGGCATGTGGAATGCCTACATCGAGCGGCTGCGATCGGATCCCCCAGACGCGGTAGTCGTGCATTCCGTATCCAAGCATTTGCGCAATTTACAGCAAGAAACCTATCGATCACCGTCACGAACGCGCAAATTGCACGGTGATCGAAATGATCCCGGCGTATTGAAGGAAGTTGCGAATGAGTTGGCGAAGGCGCTCTACGATGCTGGGCAGGCACCAGACGACAGGGGCGAAGTGCCAAGAGCGGTAATCAGGGCTGCGAAAACCCTGTTTGATTTGCATGATGCTAGTGATGACGGTCCGATGGATCAGCCTGCTTATCATATTGCCATCCTAGGGCGTTATCGGCGCGATATTCAGCAGATGGCTCGTGGCATTCTGATTAGTGAAGGCAAGCTTGGCGGAGAGCTTAGCAGTCTGGCGGACTGGATATGAGCTACAGCAAAAAAGCTCAATGGATGGATGTGATCGGGCCAGGTAATGAGATGGCTCGCACCATTGGGCATATGAAGCCGCGCAAGCTGGAAGACATGCCAGAATTCGTGCCGCCAGGCGCGCGTGAAGCAGCTCTGATAACGATCTTTGCGAGGGAGCAGGATTTCGCATTCGAGCCTGTGATGAAGGCTCTTGAAGTTCTGTCGAAGCTCGAAGACTGGTCGCATAAATTCCTCGTTGCCGACAAGCTCAACCCACATTTCAACTGGAAGGACTCTCCGTTCAAAAAATATGCCTCGTTTGCGGATTTCTACAAGCAGGAGCTTGAGGCGACTTGGGGGCCATGGACAGAGTTGCAGGCCGGATGGGCCGAGGTCGTCTCGGGGAAAAAGTCGGAGCCGCAGTTCAGGGCTGAGCACTTCCAGCGGATCGATGAGGAGACTGAGAAGAACCGGAGGCCACATGGTGGGGATAGGAAATCAAGTTGTATCACAGAAAGAAATGATATACAATTTGATCCGTCGCCCACTGGCACATCATCCGCCCGCGCCATGCGCGCATTGCGAGCCCACCATCCCGAGATCCACGCCAAGGTTCTCTCTGGCGAACTGACGCCTAATGGCGGCATGGTTGCTGCCGGACGCCGCAAGCCGCAGGTGCGCCCGCCAAAGAGTCCGTTTGCGGCTCTCGCCAAGAAAATCAGGGAAAAGGGACACCTGCTCACCGAAGCCGAGCGCCGCCAGCTAAAGGATCTCCTATGACCCCCGTCCCCACAGATCAGATCCTTTCCCAGCTATGCGAAGCCATAAACGAGGGCATGAACAGGTTCGAGCAAACCGGAAAAGCCTACGGGGATATCATCGAGGAGCACCGCGATGAAGTGGATAAAATAATTTTGGGGAAGGATGCATACAAAATCAAAATGCATAGGGCGCGGATGCGGGAAGAAGGGAAGCTGAAATGAGCGAAGACATCTGGCCGGAAAACCTCGGCGGACCAAAGCATCGCATCACGGTTCTCGGTGTCCCGATGCGCGTCTGGAAGAATGGCGGCAGCGTCCTCGCGGTCGGCGACAGGGTTCCCGACCACTACGCGATCAGCGGAGACGTGCGCACTGCGGCGCAAGTGATCATCTGCCGGGAATACGAGGTTGAGATTGAGAAGAAACTTGAGAAAACGAGATCATAGATCATGAGCGAAGACGCCGAAGTCGTTGAAGACGAAACCCTCCCCGAATTCTGGGGGCTTGTGTTGGATACCGCGGATGCCAGCAATGACGTTGACCACTTCGACGTTGACGACGATCCGATCAGACAGGCGAGGATGGAAGAACTTGAGGAAGCGCAGGACCGAGCGGCTGAACGCTTGATCAGGTTCGTGAAAACGCATGGCGACGCGCTGCTTCTGGCACTCAACGAACAAACTGGCACTCAAAATGATTTCAGTGCCAAAAGCGAGGAAGCATGACGACTTCAGACCTGACAGCGGCCCGTGTGCGCAGACATGAAAACTGCATGGCGACCACCTGCGAGGAACTGCTCGCTCTGGTCAAGGACGATCTTGCGAATGGTGGTTTCATCAATGCCAAGCGCATGGCGATCATCGTGGTCGATGAGGACGGCAAGGGCAATCAAAACATCAGCGCCTACCGTTGCGGCATGAATCGCGCCGAGGAGATCGGCTATCTGGAAATGGCGAAGGACGACCGGAAGTCGGATTGGGTGATAGCATGACCACCTCAGAACAAAAAGCCCTCGGCGTCTGGACCGATATCGCTGACGTGCTCCAATATTCGTTCGCCAGCGAGCAAGTTCGCGCCTGCGTTTCCGCCATAGCCGCCGCTCTTGAAGCTGCAAGGCTGGAGGAACGAAAGGCGTGTGCGAAGATCCTCATGCAGCACAGCGGTCGATTTCTACGCCAGTTCCATGAGGCTGACAGGATTTCTCTGGAACTCGGAAGAGTTGTGGCTGAAGTCAGAAATTGGGCCGCCGCTATTCGTAGCAGGGAGACAGACAATGAGTGAGAAACCGATGTTTGAAGATTGCACTACAGGCCTGACTTGTAGTGCAATCGAAGCCGAAATGCGGGACCGCCTCGCCGCCAAGGACGCGCGGATAGCTGAGCTTTCATCCGCAGTCGCGGGAAAAGTCCAGCTTATTGAACCCGATCCAGAAACCATCGCATGGGCGGAAGGCGTTTTTGCGGCAGAAGATGACAAGAACGCCACCATCGAAGACCTGAGCAGGAAGCTGGAAGCCTCCCGGCATCGGGTGGCGGAACTGGAAGAGGAATTGAAGCAAGAGCGGCTTTGGAAACTCACGCCAGACGAACATCGTGACTATCTGGAAGCTCGCTATAAGTCGATAGCCCATGATCTTGAACTTGCGACGGAACGCGAAGCCGCCAAGGACGCCAGAATAGCAGCACTGGAAGCTGGAGGAAGGGAAATGTGGGCAGTCTGGAATTCCTGCAACGGCGTTTTCGAGGTCACGAACTGGCGGAAGGACGCTCTTGATGTGATAGCGGAAGCTTACAGCGAGCATGAAACGGTGGTTCCCGTCCGTGTATTTGTCGAAGACGAAGACCGCCACGGGCTGCGCCATGCCCACGAGGACGAACGCGAAGTTCTTTGGCGCGCCCGCTCCACTCTCGAAGGGAAACAGGATGCCACCGGGCAAGCTCTCGTAGATCTTTTGCAGGGTTCACCATTGCAGGATGTGAAGATCGAAAGGGATGCCGCTCAGGATGACGCTACAGCCCCGGAAGGTTCAGGGGGTATCAGTAGACCTAAATCAGACTAACAGCCGTGTGCGGCGATCCTAGCAGGCTACAGGGGCATTCAGAATGGCCAAGTCAAAGATCATAACCGGACTGAAGGAAGCCGTAAGACACGCGAGGGAGATGAATAGGTTGCCCATCGAATGCTGCGAATGCGGGATCAAGCAGGATGAATGGTATGATTGGGCAGGCGGGAGCTTCGCGAATATTTACGAGCGTCGAGGCAAGCCTTACTGCGACAGCCATCTGATGGATACCCCCGAAAAGCGTGCGTATGAGCGTTGGTTTGTTGATCCTAATTCATGAGGCCAGAATGAGCAAGCGCACGACCGCCAAGCAGAACCAAACTGTCTACAAGGAATTTACCGATCTCACCGTCATGAAGCGGATCGACATGACGGCGGTAGCGATCTACGAAGTCCACCGGAAGCTTGAGGCGGAGGCGGCATTCGAGCCAAAGCCAAATACGCAGCTCCACCGCATCTGGAAGCTCAAGAAGTTCGACATGACCCAGCAGCGCGGTTGGATCGCCTTCAGACGGGAGGCTCAAGAAGCCTTTGGCAAGTCCGGTCCGGTCACATCGTCTTACGGAGAATTCACGGACGGTGGTGATGGTGACGGCTTCCGAGTGCCGAAAGCTTTCGTCAACGACGCGCACCGCAACATCGAATACCTCATGCGCTACTATCTGATTTACGACGAAGCTTTGCTTCTCCGAGACCTTATCAAGGACGACGTTCAAAATCACGAGAATTTCAATATAGAGTTGATCGGCTTCATGAAAGCCGGATACAAGAAGGAAGAAACGGCGCGCGCGAATGGTATAGGCCACATTCAGTGTTTGCTGACGCGGCTCGGACGTTTTTATCGCTTCTGAAAAAATATTTGTGTCAAGCGAAAAAGTGCTTGCGCCCGCGTTTTTTTTCTGATACGGCTTATATTTAACTGGCCCGAATTGCGCCTACTCAGCAACCGCAACATCAGTCTTTCCCTTCAAAAACCTTGAAAATCAACGACTTTGGCTTGCGCCGATGCTGAAAAAGTGATTCTTGCTCGCGAGCGGTTTCCGGCAGTGGATTGATTTCCGCCGATGCCGCGCCGCCTTGGCTGAGGAAAGAGCGGGGAAGTTTACTAAATAGGAGGCACACATGAAATCAACCCATGTCAGCCCCGCCCCCGACATGAGGGGGAAGAAATCTTATGCGTTCAGATGTGGCTGCTGCGATGCGTATGATCTGCGGGACAAGGTCAAGGCCCGCGAGGCTGAAAACGAAATGCAGCAAGCCAGACGCGGTCTGGATGCATGGGATGATCAGGCTCTGGCCGATTGGCATGAGATGGAAGATTTCAACCATTTCCATGACGAGCAGCTTGAGCGCGATTTCACCAATGTGCGGAAAGCGCATTTTGCTCCACGAGGGAATTGAAATGCGCGGTCCTGTATTTCCTGATTAGCGCGAAAGCCTTCAAGGGAACGACCAGTAAAGGCCGTCCCGAGAAGGGAGGGGCCGAAGCCCCTTAGTTGGCGCGTAGCATGAGTTTCATGCTCTTGAGAACTTTCGTGTATCCGCCCATGCGGCTCCGGCCATCGTTGAGCTGGAACACCCAAGTACCGTTAGATGACCAGAAATCTCCTGTAACTTCCTGCTTGTAGCAGTCGATGATGCGGAAGCTGGTTTCGCCGTTTGATTCCAATCCGTAGCGTGCGTTGATCTTTTCCATGTCCGTTCCCCTTGCTGATAGACTTAATATAGGCGTATCGCCTAGTTCTGTCAATAGACAAAATGCGCATCGCCTATATTTTTATTGACTGGATAGCCGCAAATCGCCTATTATCCCGATATAAAGGGGATAATAATGGATCACACGGAATTTCGCGCCGCGCTTGATGAGCTTGGAATATCTCAGCATCAGTTTGCCAAGGAAATCTCAATGGATGTAACATCGGTGAATCGCTGGGCGAACGACAAGGCCGATATCCCCGGCATCGCCGCCGTGTATGTCCGCTTGATCCTCTCCATACACCGGGCAAGGAGCAGTAGATGAGCGAGCTACAAGACCTCGCTACGGACGGGGAAAAGAAGCTTGGGTGCCTCGGTCGCTTCGCTGTCGATCAAGACGGCGATCGCGTCACGCTTTATGAAGCGTGGAACTTGGCGGCTGAAGGCTGTCCGTTTGTCAGGATGGTTCCCCGCGATGGCGATGATTTCTACGAGCGCGAGATTATCATGAGTGCCGCTGAATTTGCGCTCCGATTTCCGCCCGCGCCAAGCTCAAGGAGCTTAACAGATGACCTTGCGTGACCATCACTGGCCATCGAACAAGCAGCACAGCTTCATCGAAGGCCGTTGCACTGGATGCGGCACAGTCCCACGAGATGACGGCAGGTTCTATCCTTGCGGCAGCCATCCGGTGAGCTTCAACACGCCACAAGGCTGGATCACTGGCGGCATTACCGAGGACGGAGGCTTTGCTGTTCTCGAATGGCCGGACACTCTCACTGAGGCAAAGGCGCAATCTGCGCTGGATGAGTTCATGGCCCAGCGACAAACCGCGTTCAGAGAGCGTCCACTGAAATGACCCCGCGTGAAGAGAAGTTCGCCCGCTGACATGACGACGCTCGGCAATTCGCGTCACGAGGCATTCGCCCGTGGTCTCGCCCTCGGCAAAACAGCAGATAAAGCCTACGAAGATGCTGGATATAAGCGCAATCGCTTCAACGCCTCAAGGCTGAGAACAAATGAACACGTCTTGAGGAGGGTTCAGGAATTGAACGGGAAAGCTTCAGAAAAGGCAGTGCTCGACAAAGCATGGGTGCTTGAGCGCCTGATGAAAAACGCTCGCATTGCTATGGGCGAAGAGAAGATCACGCTGAGCACAAAAGACGGTGAAGAGGTCGCAACGATCGACCGCGACGTGTCAGGCGCGAACAGGGCGCTCGAACTGCTCGGCAAGGAACTTGGCATGTTCATTGAACGCTCTGAGAACCTGAACACCAACTACAACATCTCCGACAAGCCTATGGATGAAGACGACTGGGCAGAAGAATACGCCGAAAGCTCGGACGCCGTTCACTAGCGTATGAAGCGCAAGCTCTTATGGGCACCCCAAGCAGGACCACAGCAAGCGCTGGTTGACTGTCCGTTTCAGGAGGTGTTCTTCGGCGGCGCGCGTGGCGGGGGCAAGACGGATGGCGTTCTCGGTCGCTGGGCGATCAAGGAAAAGCGCTACGGCAAGCACTTCAACGCCATCATGTTCCGCCGCACGACTGTCTCGTCAGAAGATGCGATTGAGCGCAGCAAGGAAATATATGGCCCGCTCGGCGCGAAGTTCAACGAAACCAAGACGCTCTGGCGCATGCCGAACGGGGGGCGCGTCAGCTTTCGCTATCTTGAGAGCGAGCAGGACGCAAACGAGTGGCAGGGCCGCAACGTCACTGACGCTTGGGTAGAAGAAGCCGGGCATTACGTGACATCATCGCCGATCGACCGGCTTTTCGGTGTACTCCGGTCAGCTCAAGGCGTGCCGACACAGCTTATTCTGACGGCAAACCCCGGCGGCGCTGGTCAGCATTGGTTACGAGAGCGTTATCATCTCTCGCCATTCCCGAAGCGGCCGCAGGTGCACTCCAGGCTGTTGCCAAACGGCGCAACTCACCGTTACGCGACAATACCATCACGGATCACTGACAACAAGATCCTGATGACCAGCGATCCGGGATATATCAACCGGCTTTACATGGTTGGGTCTGCTGAGCTGGTGCGAGGCTGGCTCGAAGGCGACTGGACAGCAATACAAGGGGCGTTCTTCGATTGCTGGCGGGAAAGTCGCCATGTGCATGAGCCGTTTGTCGTGCCGGCAGACTGGATGCGCTTTCGCTCAATGGACTGGGGATCTGCCTCACCAAGCTCGATTGGCTGGTGGGCCGTGGTGTCAGACACGTTCCAGACGCCTGAAGGCAAGACCCTTCCGCGCGGTTTCCTGCTTCGCTATCGCGAGTGGTACACATCCAAACCGAAGGACTATGCGCGCGGTTTAAAGCTGACGGCAGAGCAGATCGCTGACGGCATCAAGGAACGTGATGACGGTGACGCCATCTCCTATGGAGTGCTCGACCCGGCAGCTTTCGCTGAAGACGGCGGGCCTTCGCATGCTGAACGCATGAATGGGCGCGGCGTGTATTTCAAGAAGGCTGACAACAAGCGCGTTACGACGGGATCAGGCAACAAATCACGCGGCGCTATGGGCGGCTGGGACATGATGCGCCAGCGCCTGATCGGTGATGAAGACGATAGGGCCATGATCGGCTGCTTCAAGACCTGCACAGCCTCGATCACGACGATTCCGACGCTTCAGCATGACGAAAAGCGCCCCGAAGACCTCGATACGAACAGCATCGACCATGCCGCGGACGATTGGCGCTACGCCTGCATGTCGCGGCCCTGGGCCAGGCCGTTGGCCGATGCGACACAAGACAACCTTGGAGATTATCGAAGCACCGATGACAGCGAAAGCGCAGATGAATGGCGAGTGATATGATGCTCGGCTATCATGACATGCAGCCGCGCCAGGCGTTCGAGAACTTCATCTCCCCCGATGAAGTGATGATCACGCCCGAAAAGGCCATCATGAGCGGGCAGGTTCAGCTTGAGCACCTGCCGCAGCCGCAGACGACGCCCCAGCTTTCCCCACGCCTTGATGGTGATAGCCTCGACAGGAAATATCAGGCATGGGAAGACGCCAAGCGGCAGACCGGCGAGATCGACGAGCAGTTCAAATGCTCCCGCTACTATCACAGCAAGCAGTGGACTGACGCTGAACTGCGCGAGCTGAAGCGCCGCAAGCAGCCGCCGACTACGAAGAACCGCATCAAGCGCAAGGTTGATTTCCTTGTCGGCGTCGAGCAGCGGTTGCGCCGCGATCCGAAGTGCTACCCGCGCACACCCGCCGCGGACAAGGCGGCTTATGTGAGCACCGCCGCGCTGCGCTGCATCGAGGATGAAACCAAGTGGACGCAACTGTCGTCAGCCGCGACGAAGGATGCGCTCATTCGCGGCATCGGCGTTGTCTGGCAGGGCATCAAGATCAGGCGCAACAAGCCTGAGATCTGCAAGACTCACGTCCCCTCTGACAGGTTCTTTTACGATCCGGCGTCCGAAGCGTGGGATTTTGCCGACGCCCGCTATCTGGGGGAATGGCAGTGGCTCGACATGGACCAGGCCATCGAGATGATGCCGTTCTCGGCCCAGATCATCAACGAGCTTGCCCGCGTCGGCAATAGCGGCGCAATGTCAACCTTGCCGCAGGAATTCGCCAAGATCCATAACAGATCGACGTGGATGGACAGCCGCAAGCGTTTGATCCGCGTCACCCACATCTGGTATAAATACGCTGGTGACTGGATGTTCGACTACCTCACCGGTCCAATCAGCCTGTGCCCTGAAGATTACGACTGCAAGTCGCCTTACCAGAATGAAGACGAGCAGACCGTTCACCCCTATAACGCATGGTCGCCTTATGTCGATGAATCCGGCGTGCGTTACGGCGTCGTGCGCGACATGATATCGCTCCAGGACGGCATCAACAAGCGCTCCAGCAAGATGCTGCACTTGTTGAACCAGCGCCAGACGATGGGGAAAACCGGCGCCGTCCCTGATGTAGACAAGATGAAGCGGGAAGCCGCGCGGCCTGACGGCCATATCGAGGTCAACGGCAATATCGGCGAGGATTTCCAGTTCGTCGATCAGAGCGCACAGACGGCCGGCCAGTTCGAGCTGCTGCAGGAGGACAAGGCCGAGATCGAGAACCTTGGCCCGAACCCCGGCCTGATCGGACGCGGCGTCGAGAACCAGTCCGGACGCGCGATCCTTGCACAGCAGAATTCCGGCATGACGGAGCTGTCCCCCGTCTTCGAAATGAAGCGAGAATGGGAGCTTTCGGTCTATCACAAGGATTGGGATCTGGCCCAGCAGTTCTGGACTGGCGAGCGTTACATCCGCATTACGTCCGACCCGAAAGCCGTGGAGTTCCTGAACATCAACAGGATAGTTGAAGACCCGGAAACAGGTCAGGTGACGGTCGAAAACTCCATGATGGACATGGATGTCGATGTTCTGCTCGATCAGGGGCCGGACACGGTAACGATGCGCGAGGAACTGATCCAGGCCATCGCTGATCGCCCCGATGTCCCGCTTGAGATCATCCTTGAATTGTCCACCTTGCCGGACAAGGACATCATTCTCAAGCGCCTTGCCGAGTCCAAGCAGCCGCCGCCTGGCGTTCAGGAGCTTGCCGAGCGTATGGCCAAGCTCGAAGCGATGAACAAGGCGGCCGACGTTGATACGAAGGTCGCGAACGCTGAAAAGAGCCGCGCCGAAGCGTACAGCAAGATTGTCGAGGTCACGGCAACCACTGGCATTCCGCCGCAAGCGATGAACGGCATGTTCCCGATGCATTACCGGGAGCCTACATTCATGGAGCGGCTCATGCTGGCGGCACAGAAGGAAGGCGAATTGCAGGATCAGCAGCCGCCTCAGAACGCCATGATGCCACAGGCAGGCCCGGAAGGCGTATCAGGTTCTCCCGGCTCTCCTATGGCTTTGGGAGGCCCTCAGCAGGCGATGCCGGGAGAGGAACCGCAGCTTGATCAGGCTGGGGGGCTTCCGATGGGGCCGGGGGTTGGGTGAAAACGGGGATTTGTATTTCGCAAGTATAGCAGACCTTAAGATCGCGAGATGTGCTGAAGCGATCTTTGCAAAGAAAATCCCATTTGTGGATACCCAATGCGCAAAGCAGAAGTTCCAGCCTAATTGATCGTGAGTCAAACTGCCATTTCATAACTTAGTTTCTTATCAGTAATTTGCGTCAAAACCAAGCCCGCTCTCGCTCGAAGCGGGCTTTTTCGTGCGCGTCAGGGCGTTTCGGTTCAGCACCGTCATCCGCTGTCATTCGGCCCTCGTTCGAAGCCGTAAATTCGACGGTTCGTCACTTTCCATACGAAAATTGGAGATCCACGCTATGAGCACCGAAAGTGCTGAGACAAGCATTTCGCATCTGTTTGCGCCCCAAAATGCAGCGCCGTCTACGGAACAGGCCAATCCGTCGCCCAGCGAGCAGCCGACGCCTCCAGATGTGGAGCCTTTCGCTCAGCCAGTAACCGAGGCAAATCAGCCGCAACAGCAGCAGCCCGTTCCCGGCCAGGAACAGCCGCCTGCCCAGCAGCAACAGCCTCAACAGCATCAGGTGCCTCTTGGCGAGCTGATCGATGAGCGTAAGCGCCGCCAGCAAGCTGAAGATTTACAGCGTAATCAGCAGCGGGAAATCGATCAGTTGAAGCAGATGATGGCTCGGTTCAGCCAGCCTCCGCAACAGCCACAACCCCGGATCGATCCTCTTGAAGATCCGGACGCCTTTGTTCAATCCATCGAAAACCGGATGGAACAGCGTTTCCTGAACATGACCCTCAACGAGTCAGAGCGCCGTGCGCGCGATGCTCATGGGGCAGACGCCGTTGAAGCCGCACTTGAGGCGGCTCAGCGGTCAGGATTCGCACAAGCCTTCGTCAGCAAGCCGGACGCCTATGGCGAAATGGTGCGTTGGCACAAGGCTCAGCAGCTCCAGGAGACGATCGGAGAAGATCCGAACGCCTACAAGGAAAGGCTGAAGGCAGAAGTAAAGCAGCAGTTGCTTGCGGAAATGAGGCAGGGCACGCCGCCGCCATCGAACATCACTCCTCCCTTGTCGTCAGCCACGCGCGCAGACCCTAACCAGCCTGCCGCGATTGGCTCTGACAAGGACTTTTTCAACGACATGATGAATCGCAAGCGAGGCTAGTTCAATGGCTACGACCACGACCCCGACCGACCTGATTGAGATCAGGTATCGGCGGGAATACTGGCGCGAATATGTGCGCCAGTCCGGCTTCATGCCCTATATGGGCGGGGGGAATGAGGGCATCAAATCCATCATCCACACCGCCTACGAAATGACGACCAGCGGCAAGTCGCTGACGATCCCGTTGGTCTCCGCCCTGAGCGGCGGCGGCGTTCGCGGTAATACGCGTCTGTCCGGTCAGGAAGAACAGCTCGGCAAGCACAGTCACAGCGTCGCGGTGCAGATCGCCCGCCACGGTGTCGAGCTTTCCGAGCAGGACGAGCATTATGATTTCTCCAATGCTCGCGAGGCGGTGCGCCCGCTGCTTCAGGAATGGTCCCGTGTGCTTCTGCGTGACCGCATCATCGATGCGCTCGGCACGGTCGCTTATTCCTCAGTCAGCGCTCCGTCGTGCTCGACGTTCTTCGATCCCTTGAACTTCAAGGAGAACGTTGCGGCAAGCACGGCCCAGAAGGACACATGGACCGTCAACAACGTTGATCGTGTTCTGTTTGGGTCGGCGAAGTCAAACTATAATGCGACTTTCGCGACAGCGACAGCGAACATCGACAACACAGCCGACAAGCTGGATGCCGATCTCGTCTCGCTGCTCAAGGAAATCGCCAAGGATACTGCCACGAACGCCCGCACGAACGGCACGCCCGCCATTCGCCCGGTCCTCGACCAGTATTCCGAGAATGGCCGTGAGTATTTCGTGCTGTTCTGCGGCTCCCGCCCGTTCCGTGACCTGAAAACGGACTCGACCATCCGCCAGGCCAATCGCGAGGCTCGCGCTCGTGAAGCTAGCGGCATGGACAAGAACCCGATCTTCCAGGACGGCGATCTGATCTGGGATGGCGTGATCATTCGCGAAATCCCGGAAATCCCGGTCATGGAAGCTCAGGGTGCAGGCACCGCTGCGATCGACATCGCACCGGTCTTCCTGTGCGGCTGTCAGGCGGTCAGCGTTGGCTGGGGCAACATGCCCGAATTCCGCGCCAAGAAGGAAGATGACTATGGCCAGTTCACTGGCATCGGCATCTCCGAAATGGCAGGGGCCAACAAGATCCAGCGCAAGGACGGCGTGTCCGGCACGCAGTACGACAATGGCATGGTGACAGGTTTTGTCGCAGCCGTTGCTTCGGCATAACCGAGCCAGGAAAGGAAAACTGAAATGGCTACGTATGAAACTATCCTTTCCGGTCGCCGTGGCGAGGTCATGGGACCCGGTTGGGGACGCGAGGAGATTGTCGTCACAGCGATCGTCGCTCTTCCGTCTGCGGCGGTCAGCAATGCCGATGATGACACTGGCCTGTTTTATGTGCCGGCTGGCTTCGTTGTGACCGGCATTACGGCTTCCGCCACCGATCTTGACGGCGCCACGACCAATGCTCTGCGTATCGACATTGGCGATGCCGACGATGAAAATCGTCTTATGGCGGCAGCGGATCTGTCGTCTGCAATCAGCTCGACCTTGGCCCTCGCCGGGCATCTCTACAAATACACGGTGAAGACGCAGATCCGTGCTTATGTAGAGACCGCTGCAACCACGGCAGCCGCCGGAACGCTGAAGGTGTCCCTGAAGGGCTTCGTCGATCCGGACTTCAGCACAACTGCTATCACGGCCGCATAAGCCTGAGTGTGCTTCAAACAGTAACGCCGCGGTGGCGCAGTTGCATCATCGCGGCGTCCGGCCCGTCCATGTGTCAGGACGTGGCCGATCAGTGCAGGGGCCGCAATGTGATCGCGGTCAACGACACATACAAGCTGCATCCATGGGCCGATGTGCTTTATTGCGGCGATGGCGAGTGGTGGCATGTGCATAAGGGTGCGCCAGAGTTTGAAGGCGAGCGCTGGGCGGCTTATAATGACAAATATCGCCCCGAAGAGATGCGGAAGGCTGCCGAGCTTTACGATATAAAGCTGATTTACGCGATGTATGGCGACGGATTTTCGCCAAAGCCGGACACACTGCACTACGGGGCGAATTCGGGCTATGCGGCCGTGAACCTAGCGCTGCATTTCGGGTGCAAGACGATCGTTCTGACCGGCTTCGACATGCGCTATATCGATGGCAAGTGTCACTGGTTCGGGCTTCATGCCTTCGGGAGCAATCCGAAGAGCGATTTTACCGACTGGCTGACTCGCTTTGAGGGCGCAGCCGCGACAGTGCCGGACGATGTGCGGATCGTGAACGCGACGCCGGGCAGTGCGCTGAGATGTTTCGAGATGATGGACCTGAAAGACGCATTGGAGTTGATTGATTGATGTTCGCTAAGCGGTTCCAGCATTTAGGCGAGATCGAGCGCAAGCGTATCGTGATGCCGGACAATACGCGAATGCGCCTCAACCGGCTGGAGCGTCCGCAGCCTTGGGAAGATGAACTGCAACGCCGGATCGTTGAGACATTCCGGCCCGATCAGATCCAGCAATACCCGAATTATCAGCCATTTTACGAGCGGCTTGCCGAGTTTGCCGGTTGCGGCACGGACGAACTTGTCGTTGGTGCGGGGATCGAGGAATTCATCCGCAATCTGTTCATGCTCTGCATCGAACCGGGCGACAAGGTGGCCTACCTCTGGCCGACATGCGCGATGTTCGATGTCTATGCGCGGGTGTTTCAGGCCGAGCCGGTGCGGATCGTGACAGATCCGAGGAAAACGTTCAACGGCTTCGACTTGGCCTTGAGCCTGCCGGAGGATCTGAAGCTGTTGATCCTCACCCAGCCGGGCCAGCCTGTCGATGCGATGCTCCAGCCGCATGATATCAGAAAGCTTGCGGACCTGTGCAAGGAACGCGGCGCGGTGTTGGCGCTTGATGAAGCCTATCATGGGTTCGGAGCTTTGACGGATGTATCCCGGCCGCGATATGACGATCATGTCGTCAGTTTGCGGACCTTCTCCAAGGCGTTCGGAGCAGCTTCCATCCGCCTAGGCTATGCTACAGGCAACGGCCGGATCATCCACGCCTTGAATGCCGTCAGGCAGTCCGGCGAGGTCAGCGCATTCTCGATGCATGCCGCCACGGTGCTCATGGACCATCACGAAAGCCATGTGAAGCCTGCCATCAGGGACATCTGTGACGGCAGGGACTGGCTTCGCAACATGGTGCAGGAAGAACTCGGCCTTCGGGCATGGGGCCATCACGCCAACCATGTCCTGATCGAGATGTCGAACGCGGCGGAAGTGGCCAAGCGCCTTGCCGGCAAGGGCGTGCTGGTGAAAGCAGGCTTTCCGGCCCCGATCGACAGCCACATGCTCGTCACCTGCGGCGATCGCGACCTGATGACAACCTTCTGCGCGGAGTTGATGGCAGCCCTATGAGCGAGCATGTATTCACCGAGACAGACGGCAAACTGGAGTTCGTCGGTAATTTCGACGCGCTTTACCTTGAGGAAGATGACCCTTGGGGGCAGAGCGCCGAAGGCGGCGACATGGCGACTTATTACACAGCCAGTCGTACCAATTTGTACAGGGCAATCCTCGCAAACACCAGATCCATGATCGTTGCCGGACTTGATATTGGCTGTGGTCACGGTTGGTCAACGGATCATCTTGCCAAGACCGGCGGCACGTGGGCAGGATTAGACATTTCGTTCGAGGCAATCGAGGCGGCGCTGGAAATACATCCGCTCCATGATTATTTTCACGGCGATATCCGCAACTATGACTGTCTCCCGCGCCATCATGAGAACTTCTACGATGTTGTCGTGCTCTCGGAAATCCTCTGGTACGTTCTGGACCGGCTGGACGATGCAATGGCCAATGCCGCACGCTTCTGCGCTCCTGGCGGACTCCTGTGCGTCTCACAGGCGTTCCTGAAAGGCGAGCAGCGCTACGGTGCCGAGATCGCCAACGGCTTCCACGGAGCCTTGAAGCTGTTTCTGGAGCGCTTCCCGTCATTGACGCTGGTCGAAGCGACATACGATGACAGCAACAGCCTTGCCCACAATCACGGGCTGATGATTTTCAGGAAGCCTGCCTGATGCTCACCGAAGCCACGAAGGCCAATCTACGGCGCAAGGCAGCTTTCGTCGATCGGGTGCAGATGCGTGATGGCGTTCCGATGCCGTCATTGATTGAGCTGAATCTGACCGAGCTATGCAATCGCAAATGCGTATTCTGCCCGCGTGTCGACGGCAATGTTTACCCAAATCAGGCGCTGCACATGTCGCTCGATCTGGCCAGGAAGATTGCAGACGATCTGCGCGGCATCGAATACCGCGGCACCGTGACCTTGTGCGGGTACGGCGAGCCGATGCTGCACCCGAAATTACCGGAACTGGTTGCCTTGTTCGGTGATATTCGCGTCGAGATCGTCACCAATGGCGATTTCCTTGATGCCAACCGCATCCGGCAGCTTGCCGAGGCCGGCATCGATTATTTCATCGTCAGCATGTATGACGGCCCCGAGCAGATCGAGAAGTTCGAGGCAGCATTCGCCGAGGCGGAATGCACAAATTACCTGCTTCGCGACCGCTGGCATACCGAGGCTGACGAATTCGGGCTGAAGCTGACGAACCGTGCCGGCAGCGTCGATATCGGGCCGCAGGAACCCGTCGATCAGTCGCGAGCCTGTTTCTACCCATCATATCAGATGATGATCGACTGGAACGGCGACGTTCTCTTGTGCCCGCAAGACTGGTCGAAATTGCATCGTCACGGCTCGCTGGCGTTCCAGACCGTAATGGAAGTCTGGACATCCAAAGCGCTCCACAAGCGCCGCATGCAGCTTGTCGCTGGTCGCCGATGCACCGCGCCGTGCAATGGCTGCAATACGGACGGCCAGCTTCACGGCTTCGTGCATGCCGACATCTGGAACGCCAGCGGATCGCGGCAGGTTGCCTGAGTGATCATCAGTAATGCAATCCCGAAGGCGGGGGGGCATCTTCTTTACGCTTATCTCGGCGCGTGCGGGTTGAAGAAAGAGCCAGGCGAATTGTATGCCGATGTCGATGTTGATGGTGATGGCCATGCATGCCGCCGAGAAGTCACGGGCAGCCAGAAAGACATCTGGGACGGGATTGCCGTTCGCGATCCCGAGACCATGCTGGCGGACATGGAACGCAAGGCCGTCATCAACGCGCATGTGCATGATAAGATCGATCTTTCCGGACATGCCGTCGCGTTCATGTATAGGAACCCGCGCAACCTGCTGTACTCCTATGCGCGTTTTTCCGCTGCCGATTTCAACTGGAATCCTCCGGTCAGGGAGCCGAGCGACAAGGCGGTGCGCTCGCGCATGCAGCCGTCTTACATGCGACAGATCGTTGGACAGTGCCGTTGCTTTCACGGATGGCTTTCAAAATCCGATATCGCGGTCAGGTTCGAGGATTTCATCGCCGATCCGGACACGACGGGCAAGGCGATCGCCGCTGCGCTCGGCATCGGTTTCGCCGATCCGTCCAAGGTCATTGGAGAGTCGACGCCCTGGGTAACGTTGAGATATCGCGGAACATGGTCAGGCCAACTCAGCGACTGGCGACAGGTCTGGAACGATAGGCTTGACGCACAGTGGAGGGCCGCAGGCGGTTACGAAGTCGAAGCGGGCTACGGATATAAAAATAAATGCTGACCGTTGTTGTGGGTCACGGCCGATCCACCGAGGGCCAGGGCTGGGGACCGCTGATCGACAGCGCTGATCGCGTCGTCCGGATGTGGAACTGGCACTGGTGCGACATGAAAGATTACGGCACCCGCTACGATTGGGGTCTGATCGAAATCCATCCTTGTCTCACACAATGGAAACAGCACAACAAGTGCCAGCCGAGCCAGGGGTGGGTCGCATCGCTGCTGATGGAAGATCGGGATTATCGGTTTCCTGACAACACCTCGATCATAGACCAGTGCGAATTCTTGAACTCCATTCCGGAGCAGTTCCAGGGGTGCGGCGAGACCGGCACATGGCAGTTGACCCGCGGAGGAGTGGCGGCGTGCTGGGCGATCTCGACGGCACAGGAAGGCGACAGCCTGATCCTTGTCGGCTTTGACGTGATCAAGGATGGCGTTGCAATGGCGGTCGATGAAGCCTTCAGCCCTGAATACATGGCGTCGGAAGGCTTTTTTGGCATCAGCACTTTCAAGGAAGGCGCGACCAAGGAAGGCAACCACGACTATCCCGCCGAGCGCTATCTGATCGAGACGATGGGGAAATGCGCCGGCGTTGCCGTGGTCTTTGCAGAAGACGAATGGCCTTTGAATATCAAGCGCGTTCCAAAGCAGAAATTCATCAAGCGAATTTTGACCGGAGATAATGAATCCATGAAGTTCCGTTATATCGGCGTGTACCCGGCCGGGCAACAGGAGATCACGGCGTATGGCTGCAAGTTCACGCCATTTACCGAGGTTGAAGTGCCCGAGCAATGGCTGGAAAAGTTCACCGGAAACAGGTTTTTCGAGCTTGTCGTGGACTATGAACTCGTTCCGGTAGAGCCGGAACCGGAAGAGGAACCGCGCAATCGCCTGCTCGATGCAATGCCTTCGGATAAGGATGATCTCATTGCCCTGGCAGGAGAACGCGGCGTCAAGATCGATAAGCGATGGAATGCCGACAAGATCGCCGCCGCCATCGTGGACGCTGAAAATGGCGAATGAGCTTCGTCTGGTCCCCGATCAGGCCGCGGCCTCGATCGCCGCACGGATCAAGGTCATTGAGAACTGTAAGACCATGATCCGCGAGACGGTCAAGCGCTACGACGGTCTGAAAGCCTTCGAAGATCAGCTTTCAGGGCTTGGCGTCAAGGATGCCGTAGACCGGCTCATGAAAGAGGATTGAGCCGATGGCGATACAGTATTCTGATGGAGTGAGAAACGCAAAGCTTGACGCCATCGAAACCACGATCAGCACATCGCCGATCATGCGTATTCGCACCGGCACGCCGCCTGCGGACTGCGCAACGGCTGACAGCGGGACTGTGTTGGCAACGCTCCCACTGCCGTCAGACTGGATGGCGGCTGCATCAGGCGGATCGAAGGCAAAATCAGGCACATGGCAGGATGCATCAGCGGATGCAGCGGGAACGGCTGGGCATTTTCGCATCTACGATTCAGGCGATACGACCTGCCACATGCAAGGCACGGTCGGTGCGACCGGAAGCGGCGCAGACATGGAAGTTGATAACGCTGTCTTCGCATCCGGCCAGCAATTCACAGTTACGACATTCAGCATTGCCGATAATAACGGTTGATCATAAGTGCTCGGCTTTGCCCCTCTCGCAGCGCTTCCTCTTGCAGATGACACCACCGGGCGCATTGCATCGGCAGCCATCACCGAGGCAGCAGATACGCTGGCCTCGACTGCTGTCCTGTCGATTACTGGCGCAGCGTCTATCACGGAAGCGGCAGATACTCTCTCCGCAACCGCGGCTCTCCAGATATTGGCCGATGCTGCAATCACTGAAGCGGCAGACACGCTTTCCTCAACCGCTACCAAAGAAATCTTCGGCGTTGCGGTCATCACCGAAGCGGCTGATACGCTCAGCGCTACGGCGCTCAAGGTCATCAGGGGGCGCATTCGAGGCGTTACGAGCGGAGCAACGCGGGCAGATGGGTCATTTGGCGGCGCTGTGCGAGCCGCTGGCGTCGCCGGGGGCGGCAACAGATCGGCCGGCTCGACCGGTGGTGGTGTGCGCGCCGGAGGCACGACGGGCGGCGGTAGAAGGGCATATGGAAACTGATGCTTGAACCTGGAATAATCTATGTCGAAACGGAGCTTCGGCTTACGGCCGCATTTACCGATAGCGATGGAACGGCAATCGATCCTGATACGGTGACTTTCAGCATATTCTCGCCTTCCGGCGGTGAGACGGCATATGTCTACGGCACTGATGATGAAGTGCAGAAGGCGTCAACGGGAAATTATACAGCAGATATCGTCCCTGACGAAGCAGGCCGTTGGCATTTCCGTTGGAAAACCACAGGAACCGGCAAGGTGATCGCGCTTGAGGGCAATTTCATCGTCAGAAAGTCAGCCTTTTTTGACGATCCATTCACGGATTATTGCTGATGTCGAGAACCACGACGGAACTTGCAACCGAAGTCATGCGGTTGCCGAACTGGATCTCCCAGGACGAGACGCCGGATTCAGCGGATGACGCGCATATCAAGAGAATTTATTCCGACTGGTTCGCCTATGCGCAGATGCAGGAACGCGAAATCGTCTATTGGTCGGAAGACACGATCCCGAACGAAGCCTTTCTTGCCATCGTCCGGATCATAGCGGATATGGTCGGCCCGTCATTTGGCGATCCCGCGCCGGTCGAGATCGATGTGGAGACCGGAATGCAGGTTTCAATGGGCAAGAAGGGCTGGAACATGCTGCGCCGACTGACCGCGCGGGAATCGTCCGGTCTCAGCGCTCCGGGGACTTATTTCTGATGGGGGAGCCGGTCTCGATTTCGCTTGGTCTGCGCACCAATCCGGCCCGCAACAGGCAGGCAGGCTTTGCCCAGCTCATAAACTGTTTTGCGGAGGAAATCGGGCAGGATGGCAAAACGACGGTTGCCATTTATGGCACAGAGGGATTGACCAACTTCGGATCGGCTTTGTCTGGCGGCGGCATCAGGGCCATGATCGATGTGGACGGCACGTTGTATGCTGTCGCCGGGCGTAACATTTACGCTGTAAACAGTTCTGGCGTCGGCACCCTTATTGGAGGCGTGCCGACAGACGGACCTGTTTACATGGCTAAGAATCGTCGAGTTCCCGCGCAAATTGGCTTGGTCTCTGATGGCCTTTATCTCGTTATCGACACGCTCGCCAACTCCGTCACGGAAATCAGTGATCCGGATTTGCCAAGCCCGGTCTCGTTTTCGACGTTGGACGGGTATGGCGTCATACCCGTTGTCGGCGGGGAATTCTATCTTACGGGATTGGATGACTTCACAACGATCGATGGTCTCGATTCTGCGAGTGCAGAGGCTTATCCAGACGCCATATTGCGATCAATGGTTCTTGAGCGTGAGTTGGTTCTGCTCGGTGAAGACAGTTTAGAGTTTTTCCAGAACACAGGCGATCCCGACTTTCCCTTCACGCGAACCCACGCAACTGAAACTGGTTGCTTGGCTGGTGATAGCGCTGCGCTTGTCGATACCCCGTCTGGCAAAACGATCCTCTGGGTTGCTCCTGACCACACGGTTCGCCAGATGCGCGGGTACTCGGGAGAGGTTGTCAGCACCAACGAGATCGAGAAATTGATCCGCGAGTTGGATGAAGCCGGAAATGCCTCTCAGTTGAAGGGGTTCGGATGGGCGTCAGCGGGTAGATTTTTCTATTGCCTGACAAGCGGAAGTTTTTCCAGAGTTCTAGACGGCAAAACAGGGCATTGGCACAAGCGAGAGTCCTACGGCTTAGATCGCTGGCGCGTCAGCGCTGTCACTCGATTTGGTAACAAGATTGTAGCGGGCGATTACGAATCCGGCCAGCTCTACACGATGGATTTCAGCACCCATAAAGAGGGGAGCAACCATTTGGTGCGGGAATTGATCACTCCGACCGTTCATGCATTCCCGTACGGGATTAAGGTCAATGGGCTTTATATCGATGCTGCGACTGGCGTGGGTCTGAACTCCACAGACAGCCATGATGGCAATCCGAAGCTCTTGATCTCAACATCTCGCGATTCAGGCTATTCCTGGTCAACCGAGCGCGAAAGAGAACTCGGAACGACTGCGCAATATCGGCGTATCAAGCCGATATACCGGCTCGGTCGATTTGGCCACAAGGGAATGCTGGTGCGGGTAAGGATGTCCGCACCAGTCGAGAGCGTTATGATTCAGATGGCCGTCGATTTCGATCAGTTGGCTGCGTGACTTAAATACGTTTCCATGTTTTGCGGTTTAGAATGCACCAAATCGTACATTTTGATACGTGGAAACGGCCCGCAAGTTCAGGAATGCTCAATGCGCCTTCCAGGCTGCGAATTTCCAGCACGTCGTTAACTGACAGCTTCGCCCTTACAGTTCCGTGCTGAAGTTTGTCTGATTCATTTTCGACGGGGGTCGCCCATCGCAAGTGATTAGCTGTACAGCACAGTGGATTTCGTAAGCACGAATGAGCAACCTGATGATCAGGTGATGGCGGCGGGCCGTGCCTATGCTCGCAGACTATGCGCATAACATAGCAATTTTTCCCGTCCACCTTAAGAGAAGCATAGTCTCCTGATTTATTGAATGGCCAGACTAAGCATTCGTCGCCGTTGTAAGGCAGAACGACTTGCTTTAAATAGTCGAGAGCGGTTCCAGGTGGGTTTCTGGTCGCAGTGACCGCGCCAGTCCGTAACAGGCGACTGTAATGGATGTCGCAATAGCCTTTTGCGGTATGAGGTTCGCCACAATTTGGGTAGGTGCATGTTCCTCGTGCTTTGCGTATTCGAGGTATGAGCGGGTCGCCATGTTTACGCCAAGCATCGTAATGCTTAGTGCACCACCCTCTCGCAATACGAGGCTTGTCACAGCCTTCGACAGAGCATAAACGTTCGGCGGGCATATCGGACCTCCACAATAGGTTCGGTTGTCAAGAACGCGCCCGGTGTTGCAAGCATCGTGGCGCGTTCGTCATATCTAATCACAAGTATTCACCAAATCAAGGACAAGATATGGCAACCCTCACATTGCCCTCAGCAAACGTGCCTATTGGAACTGCCACGGTGAATATCGAAGGCAAAGAATACAATGTAGAGATTAAGATGTCTCAGCCGTGGCTACAGCAGTTCCTAAAACTTCTGGGTCAAGTGAACCAGAATACAACCAACATCTCTGATCTTACCCCGTAGGAGGCCGAATTGGGCTTTTTTCAAGACTTTTTTGGTTCTTCGGCCAAGAAGGATCTCCGCAGCGCAAAAGCGTCTTCCGACCAGAAGTTGCAGGCCGGATATGACGAAGCGCAGCCGTTCTATAATGAAGCCTTCGATCTGTTCACGCCCTATGCCCAGCAAGGGCAGCAGGCAAATGAGATGTACGGCCATGCCATCGGGCTGGGGACGGATGAACAGCGATCGGCTGCACAGGGTAGATACTTCTCGGACCCTGCCATGTCGGCGATTCTCGACCAATCGTCGAACCGGCTTCTACGGCAGATGAACGCGCGGGGCAACACCTATGGTGGCAAGGCAGCGCTTGCGGGCGCTCGTGTCGGGCTTGAAGGCTACGAGGGGTGGTTGAACCGGCTTTCCGGTCAAGGCCAGCAGGGCGGGCAGTACGCCGGGCAGCAGGCGGCTATCCGTAGCGGACAAGGGGATATGCGGTACGGCTTCGGAGCCACACAGGCCGGCAACGATATCAATTTCGGCAACGCGATGGCGCAGAACCGTTCCACGGGCGTGAACAATTTGCTCAATCTCGCGGGAACGGTCGGGAAGGCTGTAGGAACGGCGGCATCAGCCGGAGCTTTCTCGGATATTCGCCTGAAGCGCGACATTGAGCGCGTTGGCGAACTTCCATCCGGCCTGCCCGTGTATGATTTCCGCTACTTGTGGAGCGATGAGCCTTACCGTGGTGTCATGGCGCACGAAGCGGCCGAGATTTTCCCGGCTGCCGTCTCTGCCCATGAGAGCGGATATTTGATGGTCGACTATTCAAGGATCAACTGAGCGATGGCATCAGGATACGTCAATCTTCCGGCTTTCCGAGCACCTGGCCCGCTTGATTTCGGCGGCTTGAATGAAGGCATCGATGCTTTAGGGCAAGGCTTCGAGAAAAACCGCCTGCTCGATCAGTCCAAACAGATCGGCTCCGCGATCCAGTCCGGCGATTACAGCGGCGGCGCAAAAGCCGCATTTGGATTTGGAGACCTGAATACCGGGCTAAACCTCGCCAACACACAGCGCCAGATCGAGCAGGACGCATTCAACCGCAACCGGCTCATGACGCAGGACCGCCGCGCCGCCGGGGCGGATGCGCGCTCGCAGGAATTGCACGGGCTGAACGTGCAGTCAACGCGGGATGACATCCAGACGAAGCTGACCGGCCGCGTCGCAGGCGTCGCCCAGATGATCCGCAACGAGCCGGACCCGGAACGCAAGGCGATGATGACGCAGACGTTCCTCAACGCCAATCCACGCATGAAACAACTGCTTGAGAGTTACGGCTTCGACGCGAATAATCCCGATGCGACTTATGATATGATCATTGCCGAGGCGAAGGGACTGACCGGGACTGACAAGCCCCAATATGAGTTCACGAAATATGGGGTCGGGAACAAAAATACGGGAGAGGTGCAACCCTATGCACAAGGCGTTGGGGCTACGGCTGAAGATGCTCCATCCGGCTACCGCTATGCACAGGATGGGCAAGCGCTTGAAGCTATTCCTGGCGGGCCTGCAACGAAGCTTCCGGGCGACATGGCTGGACGCGTCGCGGCGCTGCAAACCGCCAAAGAGAGCTTCGCGGATGTCCGCAACTTCTATGAGGGACAGGACTGGGGAGATCGCGCGAGCCAGCTTATTAACAGCGGGAGCGCCGGACGCGTTGAACGTAATGTAAGACTAGCGATTGAAGCGGCGCTGCGCGCGATGACCGGCGCAGCCGCTCCCGAGAGCGAGGTCGAGAATTATCTGAATATCTTCGGACCGTCCGCGCTCGATACGCAGGCGACGATCAAGGATAAACTTGACCGTCTTCAAAGCTTCATGGGTAACGTTGAGGCGAACATTGCGCAAGGGCGCAGTGCTGCCCCTGGTGCGCCGCCTCCCGCAAGCGGAGGCAATGCGTCAGGCCGTCCGAGAGCGACAAATCCCCAAACGGGCGAAGTGGTAGAATTCAATGAGCAGACCGGCCAATGGGAGCCAGCCCAATAATGGCGCAGAACATGCCGCCCCCTCCGCCTGGTTTTCAGCTTGAGCAGCCGCGGAGCAATATCCCGCCGCCCCCGCCGGGCTTTGAGATGGCTGCACCGCTTCGTGATCGGCTGTTTGAGAAACCAGAAGACGAAGCTCTATACAAGTCAGAACTGACGAAAATCCAGGAAGATCGCGCAAAGCCGCGCGCGCCAACGCCTGACGACGAATTTTCACCGGAAGATCTGGCGAAAAACCGCGTCATGCAGCTTCGTGGCCGTGAGCTGGGAGAACAGCAGTTCGAGGAATCCAGAACGCCGATGAAGCGTGTTCAGGATACCGCGGCGTTCGTTGCATCGGCTCCTGTACGTGCCCTCACGCGCGGAGAATACGGCATCGGTGATGTGGTTGGAGCAGCCTCGGAAAGCGAAGGACAAGCCTTAACCGAGGCCGAAGGCAGTTTCGCCCGGGCGAACCGCGGCTGGCTGGAGCCTGTTGCGCAAGTCGGCGAAGCGGCGATCGGCATTCCCTTCTTGAACACAATGGGCGCTGTGCCGGGGCAGATGATGCGCACGGCTGGAGCGGCGACAAAGCAGTTCACGCAGCCGGTCACGAACAGGTTGTTGCGAACCGCTCCCGCACCGACGCAGGTGGCCACGCCAGCACAAGCCTATGGACCCGTACAGCGCATCATGGACCGTCAGGCGTTCGTTGACGAGGGTATTCCCGAATTCGCCCCGGCGTTCGGATCGAAGGGCCTCGCCCGCACCGGCCGGACAATCGAGGAAGTTCCGCTTGTCGGGGGAACGGTCAAGGTGCCGAAAACCGCCGTTGAGCAGGCTATGCTCGAAAGGCAGCGCAATATCGCCTCACAGGCGGGCGCTGCGGCCAGTCAGGAAGAAGTCGGACGGATATCGCAGGGCGGGCTTTCGCGCTTCCGTGGGGCAAATCTGGAGGATCTGGAGCGGTCCCGCGTGCAGGGCTTGGGATTGACGCCAGATCGGCCACCAATGGCACGCGGCGGCAATGTGTCTATTGACCGGCCCAGCCAGCTCAATACGGCACAGATGACCGACGATCAGTTGAAGGCGGCTGCTTCGTCGCGTGTCGATCTTCCTGGCTCCAAGCGTTCACGGGTTGAGGATTTGACGCCGCAGGAGGTCCAGAGGATCGTATCGCTTCCAGCGCGGGAGACCAGCTTCGCAACGAAGGCGTCAGCGCTGTACAAGCAGGCCGAAGACGCGGTTCCGGCACTGATGAAGTCGAATGCGGCAGTCAATCCCGGATTGATTGCGACAAGAAATGCTGGCCGCGTTGCGCAAGGGCTGCTCTCTCAGGAAAAATCGGCGCGCGTCAGTGGGGGCGTTCTGCAGGGGCGTTTTGGCAATCTCGTTCAGGATTTGAAGAATTCGAAGAGCAATTTCACTCTCGACCATTTGCGAGCCGCCAGAACAGAAATAGGAAGGGCGCTGGACAGCTTCGGCCAGTTCGAGACCGGTTTGGACCGCAAGCAACTGAAGGCCCTTTACGGTTCGATATCGGATGACTATCAGTCCGGCCTTGTCGCACTTGCCGCCAGAGCCAGAACGGTTGCGCGCGCTGATCCTGGCAACAAGAGTGCGCTGGCAACGGCCAATGCGGCCGACAAGGCCCTGCATCGCTATCGTGTAGCAGATCGCTATTATCGCAACGGCGTGGAGCGCATGGATCGCTTCATGAACGTTCTCGGTGCTGACACGCTGGAACAGGCATCAAAGCGCATTGCGTCCTATCTCAAGGAGAACACGCAGAACATCCGATCACTGGAAAGCATGGCGTCGTCACTGCGGCCAGAGGAATGGCGCGCGGTACTCGGCAATGTCGTTGAACAGATCGGGAGACTGACGCCCGGCGCGCGTGAGGCGGAACGCATCTTCTCGTTCGAACGCTACGCTACGGACTGGGCGAAGATCAGTCAGAACCCGCGTGTCATAGCGCTGTTCCGTCGCTCGCTGGGCGATGAGACCGTCCGGTCGCTTGAGAACATGGGCCGCATCGCCGAACGGATGAAATATTACGAATCCACGAAGAACTATAGCGGATCGGCTTACACGGCAGGGGCGGGGGCTGGTATGGCAGCGCTTCTCACGCCGGGCGCTTGGCCGTTGCTGATTGCCGGTATCGCAGGCCCCGGCGTTGTCGGTAAGGTCATCACCAGCAAGGCGTTCGCCTCATGGGTCAATTCGCTCAACCGCGCTCAGGTGCAGGTAGGCTCTTCCGTGGTGGCGACAAGGCAGGCGGCTCGTCCGCATATCCAGCGGCTGATTTCATTGGCGAAGAGAGAGCCTGATCCAGAAATCGCCGGAGCCATGTCGGCCCTTGCTCTTGCCCTTGATCAGCAGCTAGAGGCAGCCAGTCGTCAACAAGCCAGCCCAGTACAATGACCGCCCCGAAGCACCATGAAGCCTCAAGAATGAACGTCATGATGTGGTACGGGATTTCGTGAACGGCATACCAGACCGGGGCAAGGACATAGGCGATCGGGATCGAAACCAGCGCCCCGAACACGCTCATTGCGTAGATGCGTAGGAGCGTGATTGCCAAGCTCACGTTAGCCACGTCTCGATTGCAACCGATAGCGCCCAAAGGTTGCCAAGAAGACAGCCTGCGATAATCACGTCCGGCATGCGACTGACCCACGTTTTCTCGGGCGGTCTCTCTATTCCGTAACAGCCCGGCCCAATCTCAACCAGATCAATAAGGTTTTTCTGAAACATGGACCCTCGCGAACAGCTTTTGCAGAACCTAATGCAGCAGCTCGAAAGCTACGAGCTACCAGAGCGCTATGATCAGGCCCAAAAAGACCAGATCATGAAAGGGCGGAAAGGCCAAGCCGAAATTGACGAAGGCCGTCGCGCCATTTCCGAGAATGAACGAGCATATCAGGACGCGATTACGGCGCGCAAGAGCCTTTCTGATCAGGTGCAGTCGGTTCAGAATGAACTCAGCACTGCTCAGGAAACGCAGCAGGCCAACAGCCCATATGAGCAGACCCGTCAAGCATTGCTGTTCGGAGCGCCCCTAGCCGCAGGCGTTCCGTTTGGCATCTGGAAAGGGACGGCATCGACAGCAAGCGCCAAGAATGTTCTGGGTGAACGTGCAAATAAGCTTACTGAACTTGCTAAGGACGTTCGCTCTGGTGATGTTCCGCGAGGCGACGCTAACCGCACCGCGCGAAGCATGGGTCTTCTCAAGACACGCCCCGGCTCCGGTCCTCTTGTGGCTGGCGGTGCGCTTATGGCAACTGGAGCGCTGCATAGGGCTGGCGCTCCCTATCTTGCAGAAAGTGAGATGGGGCAGGATGTCAATAGGGCATTCGGGGGGTTCGAGGCCGGCATTGGAACGGGACTGGTCGGTCAGCAGCTTGTCGGCGGCAGGAACGTCCCACCGTATGCCAGCGCATCAGACGTTGCGACAATCACCGGCAAGGGGCCGGAAGGAGAGACAAACCGCCTCTTGAGGGGGCAGCCGCAGGCCGCGCCAGCGCTTCCCCCACAGCAGCCGGCACCGGCGGCGGCGCAACCACAACCTGGCCCAGCCATGCGCCATAGCGACCGGCTCAAGCAGACGGTGACTGCCGCAGGGGCCAAGCCAGGGAAGAACAAGACCGCTAATGTCGATGCCATCAAGAGAAACCTCTCGGCGGATAATATGCCCGATGTGGCGGAGTCGCTCAATCTGCCACGCACAGCAAATCGCTCGACAATCCTGCAAAGATTGCGGGAGATTTCAAAAGTCGGCGGCCGATATGTCTGGCCGGTGACTGCGGGGCTTGTTGCCTATGATGCTGTTACGGGCGACGCTGAGGCCAGCAATCAGCCCGAGGTTGAGGCCGGAACGGGCAACGTCTCGGGCGGCGGCGTTACGAACGCTGATCGCATGCGGGGTGCCGTAACAGGGACAGCAGCCGGGGCCGCGACATACGGCGGAAACCGTCTGCTTCAGGCTATCCCCCAATCCGTAAAGACTGCCTTCTCCGCTGGAGCGCCCATGCTCGCCCCTCAAATGGGCGCAGACATGACCGACTACACGCCGGAGGAAACCGCACAGCTTCGCAACTGGACGGCGCGCAATCTCCCGGCAGTATCGCAATTCGTCGGCGGGTATCCCGAGGAAGCCTACGACATGGCGCAAGTCCCGGAGAAGAACCCGGCGCGCGTCTATGAAAACGCATATCGGCCCGGCGGCCAGCCCGGAACGCACACCATGCCGGACGGCAGCCCAATGGCCGATAGCGCGATGCAAGGCCAAGCCGGACAGCAGCAGCAACAGCAGCCGCAAGATTTCGAAGCGCAAATGGCTGAGCTTCAGCAGCTCCTGATGGAAGTCGAACGCCAGAGCGCCCCACAACGCCGCCCCATGCCGCAAATGCCAGCCGCGCCTGCGATGGCACCGGATCAACAGAACCGGCTCCTGCAAGGGGCTACGGGCTACTGACGACATATCCCAGATAAGGTAAAAGCTAAATGCCTGATTCAGTCGCTATCCTGCCGCCTGGCTGGCGTGCTCTTGACGCTAACGGCGATCCCTTCACGGATGCCGTTTTGTCGTTTTTCGACGCCGGCACGTCGGACACCCTTGAAGTCTTTTCGGATTCTGGATTATCCACGTCCCTCGGGGTAACGGTAGACTGCAACGCAGGCGGCGAGCCGGTCACGAGCGGCAATGTCCCGACGTTGATTTACACCGGGACAGACCCGTACAAGATTACGATTTCGTCGACCATCGGCGGCTTTACGCGAACCTTCGATAACGTCAAGGGCGCGCTCGATACATCAGCGTTTCTGACATCTGCCGCCGTTGCCGACCAGTCCGTCGTCAATATCTCCGCTAACCGTTCCATCTTAGCCGCAGACAAGGGCAAGCTGATCAACGTGAACTGCTCCGGCGGCGCGTTGACGATGACGCTCGCAGACGCCGCGACGCTCGGCGACGGGTTTTTCGTCGGCATCCGGCATGCTGGCACGGCAAATCAGGTCAAGATCACCGGAGACGGCACAGACACATTCGCCATTCCCGGAGCCAGCCCGATAGGGTTCTCGCTTACCGGCCTCGGCCATACCGTCTGGTTAGCCTGCGACGCCACGAACTTCAAGATCCATTCCGAGTGCCCGCCGCTGATCGGTGGCACGATCGGCGTTATCGTCATTGCGGACCGGCTGTCAACGCCGCCAGGATCGCCAACGCCCGGCGCGCGGTATATCGTTGGGTCGTCCCCAACGGGCGACTGGTCTGGTTTTGCTCAGCACGACATTGCCGAGGCGGACGGGTTCGGCACATGGTTCAATTACACCCCCGCAACAGATAGCGGTTGGATCGCCTACGTACAGGATGAAGATCTGAGTTATCAGTTCAACGGGTCGTCATGGCGTCCGATGGTTGCCTCCATCGGGGCCGCAAACGGACTGGTTATCGTCAACAACTCCGGCACCCCGACGACCTCGATTGATGTTGACGCAACCGAAGCAGTCCTGACGGATTCACAGGGGATCGGCATCAGGGTCAGTTCAATCGACCTCACGGTTGCTTGTGCGGGAACTGGTGCAAACGGCCTCGACGCTGGATCGCTTGCGAATAATACATGGTATCATTTTTATATCATCAGCGACGGCGCAACGACGGCCGGACTCGCGAGTACATCGGCAACGTTGGCGACGTTGCCGAGCGGGTATACTTATAAATACCGGGTCGGGGCGATCAGGACTGGCGGCAGCGCGACGTTCACTCGGATCAGACAGGTCGGCAACCGGGCGCAGTACGTGGTTGTAACAAGTTCTACGACGCCAAACGCGCCGATCATGGACACAGGTATAGCCGGAAGCACCACCGTCCCCACATGGGAAGCGGTGGCGACGGGCGCATATGTTCCGCCGACCGCCACATGCATCACAGGGTTCGTCTCGTCTACAACAGGAGACGATGATTTTATCGTTGCTCCAAATAATAGTTACGGGGCGATAGCCTCTGCAACCAATCCGTCGCCCGTGCAAAATCAAGGAGTAGCTGGATATAACATAACCATTCCGTTCGATTTTGTCCTGGAGAGTTCCGATATCTATTGGGCGGCCAATACAGCAGACGTGCTTATCGCATGCACAGGCTGGGTCGATGCAGTGAATGCGAATTAGGCGGTTACAGCATAAGCCAGTCTTCTGGCTGAATCCTTGAACTGCGTCAGCTTTCCGCCCTTCCAGAGTTCATGACGGGGCTGGATCGCATTGATGGATGATGCATGCAATACGTTGTGAATTACCGGCTCTGGCCAGACGCCAAGCGTTCTGACCTTGTGCTCCCAAACTCTGGCCAGGTCAAAATCAATGGGAGCTGTGCGCTGCGTCTTCCATTCGATGAACCGCCGCGCACCCGCAGGCGTGATCAGGTAAGATCCCGTATTCATGGGGATGCGCAGATAGCGGACGACTTTATAGCCTCCTGACAAATCCGCCTGAGTGAGAATAATGCGTTTCTTGCGGATCGAGCTTATCCGCAAAATATCGAAAGGCAGGTCGAGACTGAGGATTTCTTCCAGCAGATCGGGGAATTCCGGCTTGAGCCGCTCGTCATCTTCAAAGACAAGCCCCGGCTTGCCGCTCAATTCAACCTGCCTCATGACGCTGAGGTGGCTTGCGTAGCAGCCTATTTCTCCCCGGCTTAGGTCCGAGCCGGTAAAATATGGCGCGAGCCAATCAGGCAGATCTTTGCCACGTATTGCTGAGAACCGCTCATACGCAATTCCCAGATCCTTGAACTGACTATCCATGAATTCGAGACGGTCTTTGTCAGCATCAAGATTAATTAAATAGACCGGAATGTTTTTCATCTGAAATCCCCTCAATATACCCAGAAACAACCTTACAAACCTCTCCCCATGAAAGCAAGCATCAGATAAAATGGCCAGTCTTTACAACCGCGCTTTTGTGACAACGGCGACAACAGGCACTGGGACAATTACGCTCGGCGCTGCTGTTTCGGATGCCTATTTTACATTCGCCGAAGCGGGCGTGCAAGATGCTGATGTTGTTCCTTATTGCATTCAAGACGGCAACGACTTCGAGGTCGGTACGGGGACTTACACCGCATCCGGGACGACGCTGACCCGCACTGTGACCGAATCAAAGATCGGTGGTGTGGCAGGCACTAGCGCGATCAATCTGTCTGGCAATGCGACGGTCTTCATCACGGCACGGGCGGAAGACTTGCTGACGCTTAACAGCGATGGCGGCTTAGACCTATCGACCAACGATGGCATTGACATCAATCCAGGCTCTGATGTTGATGCGGATCTGCTGACGGTAGGCGTTACCGGAGCGCCGACTTTTTCATGGGATGAAAGCGCCGATGCCTTCCGGTCAAACAAGCCTCTCGTCATATCGGACGACGGAAACGGAGATGTCACGCACACAGTTGCGGGTGCGGCGGTTGTCTCGCAAATGGAGTTGCACTCTTCGGGGTCATCTGCGCTTGGCGGGCTGACAATACACCGTCACTCAGACGCCAGCGGACTAGGCGGTCACCTGCTCTTCCTCAAGAGCGCGGGCACGCATTCATCACCGACCGTTCCGGCTGATCAGTCCGTCATCATGGGGCTCTATGGCGCACTTTTTGATGGCACGGATTACGAGCTGGCCGCTGCAATACAGTTCTATGTGGATGGTACTGCCGGGAATAATGATGCGCCCGGCGGCATGCGGTTCTTCACCAACGCAGGCTCTCAGTTGCTTGTCGAGTGGCTTGAAGTCGGTGCAGATCAGATTGCCATTTTTGCCAATACGCCGCTGGTCGGGGCAAATGCGGTTCTTGATGCTGGTGATATTGGCGTCAGCATTGAAGCTGCCGATGCGGATATCCTGAAAGCCGATACTCCTGACACGCTGACGGCAGGCTTTGCCCATACGCCGGATAATGACGGCACGCAGTCATCAGGAACCTACACGCCGGATCAAGATGGCGGCAATATGAAACGCATCGTCAATGGCGGCGCTTTCACGCTTGCGCCTCCGACAGACGATTGCTGCATCATCGTTCAGATCACCAATAACGCATCGGCTGGTGCAATCACGACATCCGGCTTTACCGGCGTCTTCGGCGATGCGTTCACGACCACCGATGGCGACGACTTTATCTGCACCATCATAAAGATCAATGGGTTCTCGTCTCTCACCGTGCAGGATGTGAGCTGATGTTTGCGGTGTTTCCTGCGCCCTATGTCGCTGCTGGTGGTGCAGCTGTAACATCCCTAGCATTTCATGATGATGCCTATAGTACAGTGGCCGATATAACGGTTCCCGCAGGAGTACAGGCTGGGGATCTGATGGTTTTATCGGATTTTGCCATCGATAGTGGTGGCCCAACGCTCGTTACACCTACTGATTTCACGAACTGGATAAATATCAATCTCAATCAGGGTAGACTTGCTGTTTCGTACAAGATCGCCACAGGAAGTGAAACAACGCTCACCGGAATGGATGGTGATTTGGGCGATGATAAAATCCTGGCTGTTTTCCGCCCCGACGCCGCCATATCGACCATCACGGCATCGACGCCAACCGGTTTGGCGACCACCGGCAATCCGATATTGCAAAGCATAACGGCAACCGCTGGAACCTTACCGCTCATAGCCTTTGGCTTTTATACTTCGTTCAGCGCTATAGATCCGCGGACTTTTTCACCAGCCGCGACTGCTGAACTTAACTCCAGTACTATACATTATTTCAAATATCAGCTGCAAAATGCTTCTCTGGCGGATGCATCAATAGATATGGATGATGAAGGCAGCTTCAATGCTCTTGCCGGTGGCTATCTATGGGCCGCCTGACGCCCACTCCCGCAATCTCAAATCCAGCCCCTGAGAAGGGGCTTTTTCTTTGTCAGAAAGCCTTTAGCGAAAGGATAGCTTATGCAATGGCTGATTGACCTTATCAAAGCGATCTTTGCCGCTATATTCGGCGGGAAGGCGACGACGGTTCCGAAGCCGGAGAAATCGGCAGATGAGCCGGTGTCCGGCGAGCCGAAGTGGATGAAACTCGCGCGCGCCGAACTTGGTCAAGCGGAGATACCGGGCGCGGCAAACAATCCCCGAATCATCTCCTATTATGCAAAGGCCGGGTTCGCGGGCATTCGCGATGAGACCGTCCCTTGGTGCGCCGGGTTTGCGAACGCCATGCTTGAAAGCGCGGGCGTCCCCGGATCGAAATCGCTGACAGCGCGTGAGTTCCTGACGTGGGGCAGCGAAGTGAAGAAACCCTATCCAGGATGCATCGTCGTTCTGTGGCGCAATTCCCCTGAGAGCTGGGAAGGTCACACCGGTTTCTACGTCGGTGAAACCTCTACTCACATCAGCATACTCGCTGGGAATCAAGGGAACAAGGTCAGCATAGACCAACACCCGAAATATCAACTGCTCGGGTATCGGGAACCGTTCAAGCCATCAAAGAGCCGCATCATGAAAGCATCGACGGGGCAAATGGCGCTGCTCGGACTTGACGGTGCCGTGATCCTCGAAAGCCAGAGCGAGCTAAGCGCCATCGGCCAGCTTATCGGCCAGATGGGCGCAACGATTCCGCAATTCCTCATTGCGTCCTTCATCCTGAAAATCCTGCTGGTGTGCCTTGTGATTTACGCCAGAACCGATGACGCATCGAAAAAAGGCACATGACATGCTGGCGCTTATCGGGAAATTCGTAAGTACTGCGATCGGCTGGGCGCTGCCGGGCCTCTCCGCCTCCACGCTCTACATAGTCGCTGGCTTGCTAGCCGTGGGTGTTCCAACGGCATGGGCCTATCACAAAGGTTCAGAAGGCAAATCCGCCGCCGTGGCGACCGAAAAGGCTCAATGCGAGATAAGGCTTGCCCGGATGGAAACCGCCGCGGAGCGCACCATTGCGGACATTCTGAGCAGCGTTGACGAAGCAACAGACGCCTCGGTAAATGTCGCTGAGTATTGCGCCAAGCATCCGACGCTTTGCCGAACGGAGGGCGAATGATGGCACGATCTGAAAAAGTGGCGCGGTGGCTTCTGCTGGCTGGCATCATCATCCTGATTGCATGGGCGCTCGGCGGCTGCGCTCAAGAGCCGAAAATCATCCGCGAAACGGTGCCGGTGATTTCGTCGAAACCGTACAGATACCTGAAGCCGCATCCTACGGAAGACAAGCTATCGGCCGACACCCTTTCGCAGATTGCACGGCACAACACCGCTCACGCGCTCGTGAAGAAGAAGGAAGCCGAGGCGGCGAAGCAGTGAATCCGCCCGGTTAAACGTCCGGCAAAAGGACGTTTACTGGCTCGCGACAGAAAAATGACGGGAAGGGCCGGGGCGGGACTCGAACCCGCTCTACCTCCGGAATCGAACCGTTTGACAGCGCTCATGCGCTGCGGCGACCAACGCTCCCCGACCGCAGATACTCTACCAAATCCAGCGATTTAAGTACAGTGTGATCATGGCCGTGACATGATCGGCGTTCCTGCATCGTCGGGCCATAGTACTTCCGCTGATTGCCGCAACCCAAGCAACTGCAAATCTGAGGCTGCTCTTTGAACCGAGCCATTGCCCGAGGATCGTGCCAGCAAGCACAAGTCAGATCGTCGTAATGCTGGTTACGATCTTCCTTCAAACGGCGCATCATCTTCGTGTACGCCTTGTGACGGCGAAACGCGCGTCCTCTCATCGATCATCTCCTTGGAAACGGGCGCTACCCGCGTGGACATGATCATGAGAGTTTCCTTAACCGATTGAATCATCCGTAGATAATACCACAGACTTAAGCAGCGGGCAAACGCCGATGGTTGAGATCGACGCCTGCCCTACCACCAAGCGAAAGAGGTTCGCCAGATGGCTTCCAATAACATCAAGTAAAATTGGGATTGAACTATGGCAGCTACTACAAATGCGGAGCAGGGTGCAAATGGATTGGGTCGCCGGTATGCTCGACCGGATGCGGGAAAGTCAGCACGCGGATCGACAAGTACTGCTCAAGGTGTTAGAACAGCAAGAGAAAATCATCGACCTGCTGTCAAACATGGAGCATACTCACAAGTCG